AAATGCACATTTATTCTTACATCCTACCGAACCCCAATAATAATATGATGATTTTGTTATTTTACAAATTGGTACTTCATTCCATTTAATTTTTGTTGATGCAATAATTTTTTGATTCTTTCCTTTCCAGGTAATGCAATCAAGTTTTCTTATTGCTCTTATAGATTGACATTCAAAAAAATCAAATCCTTGCCCTATATTTACATAATCACTAAACAATAAACATAATCTATAAAATACTGCAAAATGCCCACCTACAATAATTTTTTTTCCCGGATTTTCTTCCCTTGCTTTTTTCAATTCTCCTATTTCTGATACATCACAAATCGAAAAAAGTATATAATCACAATCATCAATATTAGTTAATTCATGATTATTTATCTGAATTAACCATTTAAGGATATAATAAGTATACTGGAGAATGTTATTTTTTTTTCGTTCTATTAATGCATACTTCATTAACAATCCTTTTCAAGTATTTAATAATAAGAGTCTTAATTTTTTCTTGATTGTTTGCTTTGTAGAATATTTTAAATTCTGGATAATCCTTTTTTTTAAGAAAAAACTCAATATCCCCTACTTTAATCATCATTCGATTTTGTAGATATTTACTTTTTTGATCAGTTCCTATTAACCCGGTATTTTCAATTATATTTAATCTGATAGGCTCTATTTCCATTTCTTTATGGCGAATCACAATATTTTTCAACTCAATTTTGTATTGCTCAACATATATTTTAAGCTTATCTTTATCTACTTCCCCGGTTTGAGAAATGAAAAGTAATACATTTTTTTTTGCTTCTGCTTTTGTACCTGCTTTAATTTCTACCGCAGGAAGTAGAGGAACACACCATCCTTCTTTTTCCAATTCTGTTAAAGCTTTTTTTCTTTGATGTCCGTCTAAAATCCACCACTTTTCTTTATTTTTCCATAAACTAAACGGCAGTTTAAACGCTTTCTTAATTTCTTCTTTTAGCTTATCCAAATCCTCTCTTGAGCTTTGTTTAATGTCTTCCTGAAATTCATTAAGCTTATGAAAATCTACGTATTGGGTTCCTTCACACTTTATTTTGATTACTTTTTTACTTGCCACTTATTTCACCCATGCCTTGTATTTCCTAATCAGCTTATCGGCTAATCGTTTCTTACCTATCATTGTATACGACTTCGCAAGATTTGTCAAACTTCCAGGGTCCGGGGGGTATTTCTTATGGAAGTTCTCATATGCTATTATAGCCTGATCGTACATGCCCTTTTCAAAATATAGGTCACCTACCCGGACAAGGAAATGGTCAAATTCCTCTGTTTTTGCCATTACCTCCCCAATAACTTTCATACCAGCCTGTATATCTTCCCGCATCAGTACCTGGCCATATTCAAACTTGTATTGTAGATTATCCGGGGCTATTTCCATAAGCTTTTTGTATTGCTTAAGTGCCTCTTGTATTCTTTTACAATGATGGAGTATTGTAGCGTATCCCCATAGTCCCTCTTCTCGATCCGGGAACAATGCTACCGCTTCTTTAAGCAGGGTTAATGCTTCTTGAAACTCTGCTTTCTGTCCTTTCTTCCTGGCTTTTTCTATATATCGAAAATACCGAATTAACTGTGAGTTATCTACATTTTCTTTTTTATTTCGCTCAATAGATTCTTTACGCATTTGTTTTGCTATTTCTATTGTACTATTTGCTCTATTTATATCAAATTGTTCTAAGCCTTTCATTTTCAATAGCTGTTGTGCTTCCAATAATGGCCGTCCCCAATTCCCTGCATCAAACATTTCCTCTGCGTCCGAGATGTCCGGTATATATTTTTCTTTTGAAGTCAATACATCTTTTCCGTTCAGGTGATCTTGCAATATCTGCTTTGTTTTTTTGTACAACCCTATCAATTCCTCACAGGCTTTTTTTGCTGCGGTAAGGATAATTTTATTCCGGTTTAGCCTGATCTCCAAATCATCCCGGTTTTTTAACACATGTCTGATTTTCCCTGTCACCTTCAATTCTTTATTCTGGATTAACCGACTTTCGTGATATATCATCAACCCGAGAAGAGGTAACTTTTGCGCCTTTTCCTGAGCTTTTACTGAATGCTCTTTATTCTGTTTTAGTAATTCCTGAATCTCTTCTTTATTTTCCTTACCTTTGTTCAACTTTTTCATTTCCTCAACGGTCTTTAATCCTTTTTTCGCATTCCCGGCCACTTCTTTCATAATATCGATTTCATAATCCAATAAAGGTATAACCGCTTTAATTATTTTATCTGAATTTTCAACCAATCCAGAATAATTCTTAATTCGCTTTTTATTTATGTTAAATTTTGCATATTTTTCTATTGCTTCTCTAAGAGTATATTGTAAAGCTCCTTTTATCCTGGCCCCTCCCTCTGTAGCATTTATCACAATTTTCGAATCTTTTAAATCTGCGATAATCCGTTCAAAAGTTATGATAAACGATGCTAACCCCCGGTTTGTTCTCACGAATCCCCCATAATACCCATGAGCCATCACTGTATTGCTCATAAGATATTTTTGCTTCCCTAAAGAAGACCGCCCGTCTTTTATGTCCCATTCGAGTCTGCCGTCTTTTTCGATTATTTTTCCTGAAGCGTCTGCAAGCGGTATATGAGATTTGTCATCCGGATAGCCCAGGTCCTGCCCTATCAGAATAAGCGGATCACATCCCATATGCATTCCCAAACTGAAAGCCATATGAGACACACTACCTCCCTGGGCAAGACTACCTTTTTGTGCAATTATCCCGGTTACCGTATCCTTAAATTCCTGTATTTCTGGCTGGCTTGATACAATATACTTTGTACCTTTCCATTTTTTCAGTATAGGCGCATATGTCCGATTAAGTGCTACCAACGGGACATTGCAGTCATATAGTCCCTTAAAGTGATCCTCATTCACTTTTCCATAATCCACCGTGCATATAAAATCCGGTTTGATATCATATGCCAATAATACCCGTAATGCCTGGGCAACCGCAATTATAATTACCCTGGATCCCATCTTTTTCAGATGGAATACATTTTTTTCCAGGCTTGGCCCGGTACTTACTATCACGGCAGGGCATCCCTTGAATACATCCTTAAGTATATTCACCCCCCGGTGTCTAATTATATACGGCAGGTTCATAATGTCATTCTTCGCTATCTGTGGACCGGCCCCCATCACCGTCCCAATATTGCAATGTAACTGGTTCACCAGGCCATTTGCATATTCAATATAACTCCCGTATTCATTCGGCCGATTATAGGCATAATTTGAACAGATCACGTTCCATCCCTGAATAACCGCAATAGTATCTATGGCCCCCACCGCATAGTTAAGGTCCATTTCCCGACCTACAAACATGAGAGTACCATTTGAAAACCACTTTGACAAATCATAATTTTCAAAGGTTTTCTTAATAAACCATGGATATGGTTCCAGGACTATAAGCCGGTGTTCTTTCTGCTTATGCCTGCAAAATTCATATACGTAATGTCCTAACCCAGCTCCGATTAAAATACTTCCTTTGTCTTTATGAAACTCTTCTTTTTTCAAAATTGTACGAATTACTTTGTTAGGATTATTCATGTCATAAGCAGCAAAAAAAGAAGATCCGTGTTTATATAGAAAATTCTCTTGTTTATTACGGGCTTTTAAAATCTTAATATAATCAGGCTGTTTTGCTTCATCAATTTTCTTTGCCATTTCCTGGTTATATGATTCTATTATGGATATGTTTTTTTTATAGTTAATCATTCACATAACTCCTTTGATAGTTCATTTATTTTCCGGTCATTTTTTGTTATTTTCTGAAAAATCTTTTTTGCTTCTTCTGGGGCATATTTAAAGGCAACCTTTAGTATACTCATCCAACATTCATTATTTTTATTTCTTATTTCACTTATTTTACATATTATATCTATTTTATTTTCCAATTTCTTATTCATCAAATAAAAATTCCTTTCCTAAATCAAAATCATTCTTCAAAATGGCATATTCCCATATATCTGAAAACTCACCGTTCAAAAACTTAGCCTGTCGAAATATCCCCTCCCTTTCCAAACCACACTTTTCAAACACCTTCTGCATACCTATATTTTTTTCACTTGTCCCGGACCATATCCGGTTAAGTCCCATCTTCATAAAAGCATGATACAACATGCACTTTACCGCATAGGTTCCAATACCTTTCCCATGGTAATCCTTCTCACCTATAATTATTGCAAGTTCAGCAGATCGGTTAATCCAGTTTATTTGTTGTAGGGATATATTACCAACATGTTCCCAATTTGCATTATATTCTGGATTATCTTTTTCAATATCACATTCAATTTTATAGACAATATATCCATTACCATTATTGCTTGTATATTCTTCAAAATCTTTTATATTTTTCGGAAATATTCCGTGGCTGGTAAGTTTTACAACTTCCGGTTTTTCAAACCAGGTTGCATATCTATCCCATGCATCTAAATCTGTAAATGGGCTTAATATTATATTATCTTTCTGGTAAATCATTTTTTCACCTCATCTTTAAATCTTTTCCATAAACCTATCATATAATCAGCTAATTCTATTAACTCTTCTTTCGATAATTCAGTTTCAGATTCAAGCTGAGTGTCCCTTATATATCCATCATATCCCTCTGTTATATCAAATCTATTATTGATTCCTACAATTCCTTGGTATGGCTGTACTATTTTACCACTTTCAAAAATCAATTTATCCTTTTCAATTCTCATTCCTTCACCTCACAATACTTTATTTATTTTCCATCCAAAATTTTAGATATCTTTCTTGCTCCTATTGCTGATTGATCTCCTTCTATATATTTCCACATGAATTGTATTTCTTTCTTTAAAGCATCTATCTCTTTTTGTAATTCTTCCAGATCATTTCTATATTCCATCTTATTCTCCTTTGCAATACTTCAAAATCTCTTCCCCCCATCTTTCAGGGTTATTATAAGAATCAAGACCATAACTGGTAAGTCCTGATTCCCAATCCTTCGAGGGAAAGCGGTCTATTTTCATTCGATATGCATCTATTACATAATGCTTGTTGACTTTCTGCGTGAATATGTTTTCTTCCCCAGTGATAATAATCTCATGTATTTTTTCCCCTGGCCGTATCCCTATTTCCTGCTGTGGCACCCCAGGAAAAAGCATGTCTGCAAACTCACCCATTTGTATTGACTTCATTTTAGGCACATATATTTTTCCGGTTTCATTTTCCTGAAGTCTTTCCAATATAAACTTTGCCACTTTTTCAAGGGGAATGAAAAACCGTGTCATTTCTCTGTTTGTAATCGTTATCTTTCCAGTATCCTTCACTTGCCTTTTCCATACGGGAACTACTGAACCCCGAGAACCGATTACATTTCCATAACGACAAGATTTAAAAAAAGGTTTCCGGCCCCCAGTATAAACTGCACCGAAAACCATCAACTTTTCTGCAATAGCTTTTCCCATTCCATACAGGTTTACCGGGTATACCCCTTTATCAGTTGCAATATTTATCACTTGTTCAATCTGATTTTCCCATGCTGCCATTACAACATTTTCAGCGCCTATGATATTTACCCGTATCGCTTCTATTGGATTATCCTCACAAGCAAGTACTTGTTTTAGTGCTGCGGTATGAATTACTATATCAACCCCGGACATCACCCGTTTTAACTGGGTATAATCTGCTATATCCCCAATTATAAATTCTATTTTTTCAAGATTAATCCCCCGGCTCAAAAACCATTCCTTGGCAAGCAGATGTTTGTATTCATCCCTGGAATATATACGTATTCCCCGGGGATTGTAATCTTTCTTAATCTGATATACCAGCTCTTTTCCGAGTGTCCCGGAACCTCCGGTTATAAGAAATTCTTTGCCATCAATCATTATATTTCCTTATTCATTTATATTTATTTCAATATCCTCATATGTACCATCTTCATTTTTTATCCTAAACTTTCTATATTTAGGTCTGTAAAATTCACAATAAATATAAATTAATAACATCATAAATCCTATTAATATTGGTGATATACCTATTAAGAATCCTAACTCTGTCATTTTCTAAACCTCCTTAACGGCCGCATCCCGTCACCCGGATCAGCCTTGTTTTTAAGCATTTTATCTGTGATGACTTTGTCATTCAACTGCATAGAATTAATTGCTGTTATCGTCGTTTTTAATTTTTTCTTAGTCCAGCAATGTCCTATATTTTCCATCCCTAATTTATCATCTAAATCTATATGCACCTCAATATATTCAGCGCCTAAAATAGCAGCTCTCATAATATTCACATGATCAACAGTATGATCCGAATATCCTACATTCCAGCCTTCTTTTACCATTTTCAGCATAAATCCCATATAAGCATCTTTGGCCGGATATTCAGAAACACAATGCAAAAAAGTCAACTCTTTATGCGGTATTGCAAGCTGACTTTCCCATGTGGCTATTTTCTCATTCAGTACGGTTATTTCTGGTATAGTCATTAACCCAGTGCTTATGATGAGCCGTTTGTCAGTGTATATCAAAGCTTCCCGGATAAAATCATCCCTCCCAGTGTCAAATGAACTTATCTTAATAAAATCAAAACGGCAATCTGCAAACTGGTTCATTATCCCGGTATGAAAGAAAGTTACACCAACTGCTAGTCCTATCTTTTTTGCATACTCACAAAGTTCTGGTATCCACTCACGAGGTAACTCCATTTTTTTTAAGGCTTCAAAGACTATATCAGCAGATGGATGATATAGCTTTTCTACCTGGAAGTATTGTAATTTTATTGCCCATGCCTTACAGGCTTTTGCAAGGTCTATCAATTCAATAGCCCGGCTTATAGATTGATTATGACAAGATCCTACATCACATATAAACTTTACCATATTTCTCTCCTTGTAATAGCTTTCTCTCTGTAATTATGGATGGGGTTAGGCTGTACATCCATAACCCCTTACAAAGAGATAATACCATTATACATATATATTTTATTATGTCAATAGTCATTACCAATTTTCAATACTTTCTGTTATCAGTTTATTAAAAGTTTTATTAGGATCTAAAATATCACCAAGTACACATATAAATTCTATTTTTTTACAGGGTCTTTCCATTTCTTTTTCATATGCTTTTATTGCATATTCCATAGATTTTTCTATTACATATCTATGCCAATGTTCTTCAAATCCTTCACAAAAAAATAAGCCCCATATTTCTCCATAATTATCTTTCCATGTATTATGCATCATAAACCTCCGTTTACAATTTCGTCAGCTTTCTGAAAAGCATAGCAAATATCTTTAATATCTTGTTCAGATAAATCCAGCCCATGAAGCAAGCATATAATCAATTCACCATTTAAACGTTCTGCGTTCGGACAACTTACCCTTGAATAATCCCGCTCCTTGATTGCCCAGTGCATATTAGTTCCTTGAAAACAAGGAAACTTATAAAGCGGCTTGATGTATCCCGCTCCTATAGGGACCCCCCTGTCAACTCGATTTCGTTCTGGTTTAAGATTTCTTTTTACCAGGTCTACAAATCGTTTTATATCTTTCCCGGTATATTTTAAGGGCATGACATAAAAGCTGTGTGAATATCCTTTCCTGGTTGGGTATAATGAAATTGTTGATGGCATATTTTTCATTAACAATCGCACATTTCTTTTTCGCAATTTCACGATATCATCTAAATATTTCAACTGTTCTTGTAGTATAACTGCTTGGATTTCTGTCATACGCATATTAAAGCCTATAAGATTAGAATATTGTCCGACAGGATGTATTGTATCGTTTTCGAATTCGCTATCAAGATCATTCATTACCGCCTCTGCATGATTCCGTAATAAAGCACATTTCGCATAAAGTTCCTTATTCCTTGTAACAATCATACCCCCCTCACCGGCTGTCATATGTTTACCCTGGGTAAAAGAAAAACAACCTATATGCCCAAATGTCCCGGCTTCTTTTCCTCTTCTCAAATTAAATGAGCCTATTGCCTGGGCTGCATCTTCAATAATATATATATTATTTTGATCTACTATTTTCATAATTCTATCTATCTTTTTATTTCCAATTTTTTCATAAATTGTTTCATAATCCGCAGGCTGCCCGAAAAGGTCCACGGCTATAATTGCCTTTGTTTTTTCTGTAATCTTTCTCTCAATATCATCCGGATCCAGACAAAAATACTGATCTTCAATATCCGTAAATACCGGGATTCCTCCGTAATGCATCGGTGCAGTTGCAGAGCAGGACATTGACCAAGGACTCACAATTACCTCATCACCCGGCTCAATCCCTACCGCTCCACATGCTATTATAAGAGCAGATGTACAGGAATTAACAGCAAGACATTTCACCCCATCCCCAAGATACTTCTCAAAAGCTTTTTCCAGTTTCTGAACTTCCAGGCCACCCCAAAAATGTTTACTTCCATTACCCCGATAGTATGAATAAATATTATAGCCTGTCATTTTTCCTATTTTATCACCAATTCTATGTGCCGCTTCCTTTGTGTATCCACCATAATACTGATCCGGCATGTAATCTATCCGGTTATTTTTCCCATGGTTTTCTATGTTATCAAATAGCATTAATTCCTCACTTTCTCTATAATTTCATGCACTATCAGTGCATCTTCCACCGTACATATTGGTTTTTCTTTGCCTTCAATAACTCCGGCTACATTATCATATAAAGATAATAAAGCCTGCCTGCTAAAGCCCATATCGAAATTATACTTTATCTGCTTGCCGGTTAAAGAATCATAATCACCGTAAACTCTCTCCTTTTCAATTCCTCTTATAAAAAGCTTTGCACCATGTTCGTAAAGGCAAATCATTCCTTTATCTGTCATAATCTCGAAATCAAAACAGTCTGCGACTCTTCCATCTCCAGGGATTATAACAATATTCGGGCATCTTTCAGCTTGCATCCATATACAATCGGTTGTATCATCCGGGGAATAATCGTCCGGGCCAGTGCTTAACTTCTTGACATCCAATATCTCCCCGAAAAAATACCTACAAAGATCAATAGCATGGCACCCATCTCTTAAAAGCCCCCGAACATAATACACAACACAGGATAATATTTTACATGCCCCGCTTTCAAATTCTTTCTTGAAATTTTTATATCTCGGAAGAAACCGCCTGGTATAATTGACTACCACTCTTTCGCCTTTCATTAAATTACACATATCATAATCAATACCGCAAGGTTTTTCTATAATAATAGCCTTGAGATTCCGGTCTTTTATCTTCCTGTAAATGCGATAATGTGTTTCGATAGGTGTTGCTATTACTGCAATATCTATTTCGTCATCTATTTTCCCTAAAGCTTTGAATCCAGGAAAACCCATACAACCCCATTTTCGTGCAGCTTTCATCATTTTATCATAATCGCTATCCATTACCCCCCATAGTCTAAACTTATCATGTTTCTTCACCGCATGACAATGTGTAAGTATATTTTCAGTATCCGGGGAATCATACTTGTCTGGTTTAAGTGCCCCGATTGAACCACATCCTATAATAAGTACATTATACATTATTGCCATTTCCCTTCCTGCTATAAAATACACCTGAGTATATTAATCAAAATCGCTATTATAGATAATATTATTGCAATACATGCTATCATGACACATCCTTTCCGGGCGTTTTTCGCTTTACGTTCTTATTAACATCCAGTATTTCAGGACGTGTAAGAAGTAATTCACATATATCGTAATGGTTGAAAACATAATCCCGATGCTCAAATTGTTCATAAATCTGCCTGATAACTACCAAATCCATAGCTGTGTCAAGAGTTAAGCCTACCTCCGGCATCCAGTATTCTTGTTTTGCCGGGGTGAGATTATAAACCTTGATTCCCTGTGCATAGGCAAGTACATTCCAAGCACTATGACATCTATGGTAAGGCTGTACTTTGTCATAGATATCGTACAGCACTTCTTTTTTTACAATCTGGACATCAAAGCCATCACAAAAAGAACGCACACCTATATTACTTGCATAATCAGGCTGGTATCGTTCACATGCATAAATAAGGTTACCAATTATTTCCGGGCAGGCAAGGGGACAATCGGCAGTGATATCTATGATGTAATCATGTTCATATCCTCCTGATTCTATATTTTGCGAAGCCGTAACAAATCTATGCAATACATCTTTTTCGCTACCAGCAAACCATATAATTCCTTTTTCTACGCAAAACTCAATTATTTTTTTATCACAATTGTTTAAAGTTGTAGCAACACATATATGCTCAATCTGTGATACTCTCCTTATTCTCTCAATTATCCGCTCTAATACCGGTTTCCCGCATAAGTCCATCATTACTTTACCGGGTAATCGGGTACTATTCATACGTGCAAGGATTATTGGTAAATAACGCATATAACCTCCTTATATGGGAGTAGATGGAGTCGCACCACCCGAGAGACTAAGCTCAACTGATCTACAGTCAGCCCCGCTACTACTTACGGTATATACTCCCTATACCGAAGGTGAGATTCGAACTCACAACTTCTTGATCCTAAATCAAGCGCCTCTTCCAATTGGGCTACTCCGGCTTGCCTGGGAGAAGATTTGAACTTCCACTTTACTGGGCTTAAACCAGTTGCCTCTTCCTGTTGGGCTACCCAGGCATAAAAAAAGCTTTAACGCCGGATTCCCTTACGGGTTGGGCTACCTGGGGGAAACCCATCCGGCCTTAAAGCCTTTCTTAATTCCCCAGGTATCTGTTATCATAATCTATCTTTTTTCAATCTTTTTGTCAAGCCCTTTCTTATCATCTTTTAGGTTAAGCAACGCTTTATGCATCTTGTTTGCTTTTATCAATAACCGTGCCCTCCAGGTATCTGCAAGTACTGACTCATATACTTTCATCTTAATTAATATTGCAGCTATATCATTAGTAGCCTTGATACATTTTTGTTCATATTCCTGGTTTGATATACCATGCTGCATTCGTTTTGTATAGTTTTTTGAATCCTGGATAAGAGCTATCCCTGATAGTATTATTTCCCATTCGTTTTTGATAGATTCTTTTATATCTTTTAGCTTCTGTATGTTCATTTTTTCCTCCATCAGTAATTATTCTTTTCAGGATTTTTACTTAGAAACTCCCACCATGCCTGTTCTGTCTTTCCTACCTTTATGTTACTTGAATTTATCCCTGCTTCTTCCATTTTTTTTATAATTTTCTTTTTTATTCGTTTATATCTTTGAATCTGTTTTGTTCTTTCAAGTAATTCCGTTTTCCCATCATCTTTATATTCTAATATTTTAGCTATTATAAAATCATATACTTCGCTCATTTATATTTCCTCCCAAACAACCCTTTTATCTTATTTCGTACCGGATTGATATCCGGCATTAATTTAGTTTCCAGCTTTTTCGCCTGCTGGAAATCCACGGTTTTCACGGTTACCACCCACTCCCCAGGCCGTAGTTTGTCACCTTTCTTTTCATGCTGTTTTACCCGTGTCCTCATCTCCTTTGCACATCCCACGTACACAACTTTTCTACCTTCCAGGATCATGTACACCCCAGGTCCCAGGGTAGCGACTATGTAATCCGTGGATTCCCACATATCGAATCGTTGTAACTTTTCTATTCCCAATTGTGCTATAATTGCATTTGCCTGTGTTAGATCTGCAAAATTAAATAACTGTGATAGGTGATATCGTTGTATGTCTTCTTCCATTACTCCTCCTTAATATGAGTAATTTTGCCTGTATCATTTCTTTTTCTAGGTAATCATTCTCTTAATCCTGGATGCCAAATCCTTCTTCTTTCTTAACTTTCTCCTGTTGTATATAATCATGTAATATCAATGCATATTCTATGTCAATTGTTTTATCCCCATTACATATTGCGTCTGTAACTTTTTTCATTGTTCTTTGAATTTTATCTTCTGAAATTATGTATTCCAGATTAATACCTCCACATCCTTCTATAATATTACAAGTCCCACATATATTACAGCTCAATTAAGTCCTCCCCATTGAAGCGGACTATTCCGCTAAACTCACATAATACAGCTACCTTCATCTTTCCGATTACTCCTCCTTAAGCCTAATCCATGGAATATCCCCGGTAGTCCCCTCTCTTCTTCCACATATTTTACACCTTCTTCCATATGCCCATACTGTCCCGAAGTTAGGCTCTCTGTATTCGATTAGTTCCCAATCATGCCGCCTGCATTCTTCCATTATTCCTCCTTAAGCCCAATATTTTCCCTCATTTTTAAATTTATCTTCAAGCTCCATCACGGAGTAATCTTTCCTGAATTGCTGCCAGGTATTAGCATCCATCATCTTAAGAATTCCCCATAATCTTGGGAAATAAATATATAGCATTTTCAAAGCTTTGAGCGGTTGCAAAGGACAGCACCAACAGGAAACCCGATTAAATGCGTTGTATAGATAATTCCAAATGAATCCTTTTTCATAACAATATTCAAGGCAATCCTTTTCTGTCATTCCCCATTCTATAAGCGGAAATTTAGCATTAAGCTTTTGTATATTTTTTGATTTTACTCTTTTTTGCTCATCATAGGCAAACCCGATATACCGCACCGCATCCTTACAATATTTATCCTGAGTTTCATTTTTCACCCGGGTACACCACCTCCTTATAGGCGTCGGCCAGCTTTTCCCCAGCCCGGGTTGTTTATGTTCCCGGGTCGGCCAGTGCTGCCAAAACCAATATGAAAAAGACTTTTCTGGCTTAAGCCGTATAATTTTACGCCCTGTGTATTGCTCTACCAGTCTAATATGTTTTTTCATTTCCGGAAATTCCCAAGAACCTGAATCAAAATAGACTATCTCATCAAAGGGAATCTTTTTCTCAATCATGCATAATAGCATAGCTGTTGAATCTTTACCGCCTGAAAAATTGACTATTGTTTTCATTATTTCCCCTTTCTAAACACCCAGAAGTAACTATGAAATTTTCGGGCATGCTGCTGTCTCTTAATCTTACCAGAAATTGGCCGATTCTTTGCCAGCAGGATAAACAAATCTTCCGGTGTAAAAAAATAATCAGTTGCTATATTTTTCACTGTAATATGTACCCAGTATTGCGTCCCGCTTCTTACAGTATCCTGGCATTTCACAATAAGAATTCCGCCTGGTATAAGTACCCTTTGAAACTCTGCGACGGAATCTATCATAAAAAATTGAAATTCAGTCATATTTTTAAATGATGAAAATCGGGAATGCATGATATTGCTGTTTTCCTTTTCTTTTCCGGTCGGGTTCGTAGTAAGAAAAGGCGGGTCAAAAATTATACTTTCTATCGAATTATCGGTAATCGGTAGATTTCTGCAATCTCCTTTTTGCGACTGGGTACCCGGGATAGGATTAATATCATACCGAAATTCCGGCGCCGGCGCCGTTATTTTTCCGGACCTGTAAAAACCGCCCTTATTGTAACAGGGGTCAAGATGAATCCGGCCAGCCGGAATGAATAGATATATTATTGATTGTAATATTGCATCTTGCGAATATGAGATAGATTTTATTACCGGGGTTGTTTCATTTTCCGGGAATAATCCATTTTTCATACCTCTCTATCCTCCTGTTTTAGCCCGTCAAATTCCCACTGCTTACAATATTGATAACTTGCATCTATTGATTTGTCCAAACCACAATTTTCTTCTCTTATATCCCCAGTTTCCATTACATTATTATGTTTACAGTTCCCACAACATCGCAAATCCCGGTTTTCTTCTTCCAATGCCTTAAAGGCTTCGTAAAGCGGTCTCAACATCGGATCAACTATAACCGCTGATAACTTGAAAAAATATCCATAGACATATTCGTTCTCTAATTTCTGTCTTATCCATTCAGGTTTTGTTTGTTTCATCTTTCATTCTCCTCCGGTAATCTATATTCAATCAACTTAATATTCTTTTCAGGTAAATACAAAGGATGAGCAGGGGTTCCGTCTTTATTGATTTTCAGGCAGTATATTTTATTTTTATAAACTTTCATCATTTTCATTAAAGCCTGCAAATCTTTTTCTTTTGCCTTTCTGCCACACGCAAGTATTACTTTTTCAGTCTGACATAACATGTTCTGTAAATGTAAATATCTGTAAGGACCTTTGTAATCTATATTTTTTTTAAAAAGCTGATTTGAATCCGTGCAAATATAAGCGTATAGATTGCCTACATATAAACTGCCAAATCCCAAATTATCCGATATCCGTACTATCTTTTTAATCGTCGGATCATCTTTCTCCCCGTCCGCAATCGAAGGATTCAGCATAATCCATAATATGCATGGTTTTTCAGCATCCCATTCCCGGTATAATTGATACCTATAATTATCTTCTATGACTGCTTTTCTTATCATTCCTTTACCCCATCTGGAAATTTCTGCCTTAACTTCCTGCTGGTTATCCCAGCCAGACTATTTTTCATAAATATCGGGATGTCCAGGTTATAGAACGGCTCTATTTCTTTCCGGGTAGGTATATACTTGCCTTTCCGGTTTCCGGTTTCTATGCCTATGTGCAGCCAGTCAACATATTTTTCTATGTTTCTACCATGTATATCTAATCGTATTTTCTCTTGAACCGGTTCAATTACAATAAGTAATTTATTTATTAATGGAGTAACTAGATAATGCTTATACATTGTCATATACCCCACGGCTACTCCAAGATTGTGATTATTTATGGCTGTTATCCCGAGTATGGTATTATGTGGAAAAGTATACTTTTTATATATTTCCGGCTGCTTTGTCAGTACCACAAAAGTATGCTGCATATGCCTTGCTATTTTATCGACTATTCTCTCATACCATTCCTTCTCCCAATACGCCGGATCGGACATGCTGAAAAAATAAAGTGTCGGCTTTTTCCGTAGCTTCTGGGCCAGAACGTACTCAAAAAAGGTGGGTTTGAAGGCTTTGATTCTTTCAATCAATTCGTAATGTTCTCCACCTTTCATCAAAACTGGCCAATGTTGACCATATTGATACGTCATTTCTGAATCCGCCACCTTTTCAGCATATCCCAGTCGTTTCACTATCCGCCTGGCATAACAATATGTACAGAACGGATTAAACCCGCATCCCTTAATCGGATTATATGGGAAGTCCCACCAATCCTTGTTTGCCTTACGTTTCATACTTACCTGCCTTCCAAAATTTTAGATAGCTTTCTTGCTCCTATTGCTGATTGATCTCCTTCTATATATTTCCATATGAATTGTATTTCTTTCTTTAAAGCATCTATCTCTTTTTGTAATTCTTCTAGATCACTTCTATATTCCATTTTATTCTCCTTTACAATACTTCCTCTTCGGCATAATATCCGTGTTCGGGACATTCATCATCATAAAATGCATTGCATTTTTCACAGTAATAAATCTCATTTACCTCACTGCCGGCCTTAAACGGATTATTATATTTTTCCGTTACCCAATTTCCTTCAAATGGTATCATTATTGGTCTATCAATAATACTCAATCTTACCGGCTGGGTCAAACGCAATTCATAACCGGGATCAAACCATACTGAATATGAAAACTTTGGATTTGATAAAGAAAAACCTAAATCCTTTATTATCTTTTTTTTACCTTCTTTTATGTAATTACGCCCGCAACCTACTAATTCAAACATTAACCACCCATTAGCGTGCATGTCAAAGGCATAATCGTTGCATTCCGTGTATACAGAGAATGGTAATCCATTACAATATTCTATTACTATGATAGTTTCATTTTCGTGTTTCACTTCTCCCTCCTATTCATAACGGATCAACAAATCTATCCATAACACCTTGCACAAAATCTTCTGATTCATTTTTGATAATTGAACAAATAATATCTGCGTACTTTTTTCCTATATCATAATCATTTTCACCTGTTTTTATAAAGTTATCAGAATAAAATTTTATAGCTTTTTCTGCATTCTCTCTCATTTGTTTTATCAGGTCATTCATTCTTCACCCCTTAATCTTAATATTTCTCACAATTACATCAATTTCATTTTGATGCTGTCTTAGATAGTTCATAATTTTAGCAGGTGGCTCTCTTTGCAGTCTATAACTTGCCAATAGTTCCGCCTGTGCTTTGATGATTTTTTTCAACGTTACTTCATCCATTCATTACACCTTCCTTACTTGCTTCATCCGTTCATTTTTTCTTTCGCTTCCCCATGTAAATAAAAGCTTTTCATCTATACGATCCCATACTCGGTTTAATCCTGGAGCGTCTATACATTCCTGAAATTTCTCTTTCTGTTCATTCGATATAAGTAATACACTTGTCATAGCTCTGTAATGACTATCAATTATTTCATGAATAATATTCCGTTCAAACGCAGTTACCGATTGTACTCCAATTTCATTAAGTATAAGAAAATCACAAAGTGAAAACGAATCAATAATATCTTGCTGTTTAAATTTTGAATCATTTTTCCCGGCTTCTCTTATTTCTCTAGACATTCTCATTACAGTTGTGTGAATGATTCTATAATTAGCAAGTTTTCTCACTATTGCCGCTGCAAGATGATCTTTTCCAGTTCCCCATCCGCCTATAAATGCAAATATTAATCCTTTCCCATTTTTTATTTGTTCCGTAATTTCTATGATACGATTTAACACTTTTTTCTGATCTTCTGTTTTACATTTAAAATTTTCAAAAGAACATTCTGAATATCGTTTCCCGAACAAATTAATAACAGGCGTTATTATAATCGGATTTTCTTCTACCGTTTCAGTTTTTTCAATATCTGTCAATGACGAATTTATCATATATGCTTTTTTACAATATTCATTACAGAATTCACCTTTTTCTATTTCTTTTCCACAGCTTTTACAATTCATTTAATCCTCCTTATAACTGGAATAATCAGGCATTTTTTTGTTTTTAGGACGTTTTTCTTTAAGTGCATTAACTACTTCCGGCCAAATTCCTTTCGATCTCATCCGGGATGGGATAAAAACTGAATCATTTAGCCATTTATGCTTAATCTCTGAAAAACAGATTTTTCTGTAAATATCCGTTATGTCTTCAACCCATTTTTTTTGTTCATTGAAATCTTTGAATCTTTCAACTGCATCTTCGCAGAATTTCTTTATTGCACTTCCTTCCCTTGCAAAATCGTTTTTTGTCTTAAATTGTTCAGGAGAGATTTTTTTAAAAATCTCTAATGTAATCTGTTTAAGCTTTTTAAGATCATTCTCTCTAGTTTTTTGCAAATCCTTTTCTGTTATTATATTAATGTTAATATTCTCCGTCCTGCATTGGGACTTCGAGAGTCCTGCATTGGGACTTCGAGAGTCCTGCATTGGGACTGGATTTTCATGTTTTTCATGGTCCTGCATTGGGACTTCCGGTGGTCCTGCATTGGGACTTCCGGTGGTCCTGCATATAGAACTACCGTTTTTAAATAATAACGTATATTTGTTGTGCTTTTTAAACGGATTTCCAGGATATAATTTTTCTATTTTTATAAACTTTTTTTCTTCTGCTTTTTTTAAAATATTAATAGCAGTGGTTCTGCCTATTTTCAAATCAGAGCAAATAGTAGAAATAGAAGGATAACAATAATCTTTATCACCTGCATAACATGCTAAACACATAAGTATCAATTTTGCCTTATGAGATAAATTTGCTTTCATTATCCAGGTAGGAATTATTCCATATCCTTTCTTTTCATGGGCCATTATTTTCCTTCCAACGCTCCTCTTCTTCTGCAAATGCTATTTCAGTAAAATATATTTCTCTTTTCTCCTCATCTGTTAATTCTTCATCTTCATCTAGTCTGTTATATAATTGTTCTTTATCCATAAAATTCCCTTTCTTTTCACGGGCTACGGTCCCATGTATTCCGGTAAAGTATTATATTGACTTTCTGTCATTTCAATAACTTGAATCAAAAATTTTTCCCCTGGTTCAGCATCTTCAAACCATATAGATAGATTCTCTATTTTACTTTCAATACATGGATTTAATCCTTTTCCAGTTTTAGTATTATAATCTGGAATTATTTTGAAACATTTCATAAACTCCCCTTTCAATAAAAAAGGCATAACTTAGCAATCACCGGGCAGGTGCCGGGCAGTAGTCCCCCGGGCTAAATTATGCCTTCTTTATACTACTGTATTTTGCCCTGTCTTAATTTATCATAATTTTGCAGGTGTGTCAAGGGGCCTGCTATAATAATTCATCAATTGTTTTGCCGGTTGCTTCTCTTAATATTTGCCATACTTCTGGTTCGTGAATTGCAGGCGGGTCTGTGTGTCCATAAAAAAGAATTCTGAACATAGCAAGGCACAGCTTTGTTAATCGCCGTCTGTCATCCAGGAGTTTTTTAATTGCCCTCCCGTTATCAAAATACTCCTCTTGCATAACCGGCAATTTAACTCCTGCCATTTCGCATATCTTCACAACATCCCCTATTGTATCTAATTCCAAAGTCAATTCAAACCCTGGTATTTTTTCGATGTGTTCCTCTAAAGATTGCATGTTATCGATTTTATCCATAAAATTTCCTTTCTTTTCACGGGCTATTATTACATTTCATTATGCTCCATCGTAATGCCGTTTTCTTGATCATATTCATAAAAAGCTATCTCCAGGATATCTTCTATTATACCAGGCCAATCATTTCTTAACTGTTCTATATTACCTGGATATTTTTGAATGGCTTCTATAGTCATTTTTTTGATTTTATTATTCATATCTTCCATTATTTAGCCTTTCAGGGTTATTATAAAGTCTATATAATTGTTTATGCTGCTTTTCCTTTGAATATTTACAATTCTTTTCAGGGCAATAATAAACCCCGCAGCCTCTGTCTACATCATCATAATTATCTGGCCAATTTTCTTTTTTCTCCTTAGGACATGTGCCATAAATAGGGAAACAAATACCGTCAAGGCAGGTTTTACATTTCGATAATCGCTTAAGCATCCAGTAATATAACCAGGCAGGCAAAGGGATTTTTTCATGTAAAATAAAATGCCTTATTTTTTCACGTATAGTATTTTTTTTACTGGCCATTATTTGCCTTCCACATGTGGTTCATAATATTTACATCGACATGCAATACCCATAGAAATAAGATTTATAAGCCCCGAAATATCTTCCATTATAAAACTTGCTAATTCAAAATTGTCAAAAATTCTGCTTCGATGCTTGCATATATTATGATTCCTGCAACTAAAACATGATTTCATAGAAATTATTGCTTTCATTCTATCTCCTTAATTTGATTTCTTATGCATATCAAGTTATTAATTATATCTTCCCACATCTTTTTATATTTTTCACCTTCCTGAATTCTGTTCGCTGCCCATTCGGGCTCTTCTTTTACAAGTTGCAAAATATTCCGTTTCCTTCCTTCTGTATCATAATATACTTTTTCAAGGTCCATATATTCCTCCTACAACTTAAACCCCCGTGATGCAAACCATGCTTTTCGGGCTAGATATTTATTCTTCGACATCCGCCCTTCAAGATTCTTTTCCCACCACTTTTCAAACTCTCCATTGATTTGCCTGAAAGTCTCACTGCCTTTTAATATTTCTTTCATATACCTACCTTTCTTTCTGCTATTTCGTGAAAGAAATCTTTAATTTTCTGGATTGATTCTATTATAGTCACTTTCTTTCCTCCCAGGTTTCCCGGTTGATTCTGCGTTTTTCAACCTCATCCCGGTGAAACCAGCACGCAGTAATACAGGGTTGATTTTTCAGTACGTAGGGACATGTATCCCCAAATGTGCACCATTCTGGATTCTTCATTACAGTAGACCCGGATTCGAACCGGACATTGACAATCAGCATGCCCCAGGCACTCTATAGCCTCTACTGTACACCGTCTTTCCGGCTGTCATCCCTATCAAGGATTATCCCGAGAGCCGACACGGGCCGCCGTCATCTCGTCATAGCAAGATGATAATAACTATACAGCAGCCGGGATTTGAACCCGTGATTGATTGTGCTTTTTTTCGGCACACGACCGATAGGACCACGTTACCTGTAGGAATCACCCTATCATCTACCTTTTCAAACGCCGAGGGTGGTAAACCTCTATTTAGATGTCAATGGCGTTTCTTCCCTACAGAAGATTACCGCTGTACGATCTGGCAAGTTTTACGTCGCATGATCAGTTTGGACGGCTAGTGCTTGCCTCACGATTGCCTCTCGGCAATATTTCCCAAGATTCATTAAGCCGGCATTCCTGTCTCGCCTGGTTCAGCAGGTGATCTTGCTTATAGGCAAGATCCTTACTTATATCCCGGCTGTTGAGCGTCGGGGCAAGGGGAATTGAACCCCTGCATGTCAGGTATGTAACCCTTAGCCTTACCACCTTGGCGACACCCCGCAGCGTCCCGGCCTCTTTAGCGGGACGCCTTCTCAATAAATACTACTACTAAAAACATAAAGTAACAAAAATATTGTCAGGCACCCGGTCACCGACACGGTTGCGTACCTGTCTTATTTCTATACCGCTCCATATCCTGGATTATCCGTCTGGCTTCTCCAGGACTCCCAGCCTGTATGGTATTTTTTCCTACCGTATACCATCTAAGCTTAAGCGGTTTTTCCCTTATATTCATGATTACCTCCCTATAAACATTCAAGAAATATTTTAATCTTAAACCATAGTTTTTTTAACCATACAATCGGATTAGTTTTATGCTGATCGCATTTTTTTATGTCTATCAAACTAAAACAGTGATTTTTTGTATCTTCTGAATAATCACAACAGTCTGTATAATTACATACTTTCATGATTACCTCCCTTATTAATCAATCTGTGAAAAATTATTTTCCCCATAATCATAATTACGTATATCAGATGTATCTATATTTGTTGTTCCACATTTAGGACATTTTACATCATGATATACAGAAAAAGATGCTTCAAATTCATTTGGAGTCCCTTCAAAATTACATCTATTACATTTCATAATTACCTCCTAATAAAAAAAGCCGTCTCATGGCCTTCGGGGTGCAGCCCTCCAGCCGTGATACGGCTCATTCAGTCTGCACCCTGATAATCACAGTATAGCAAATACCGGAAGAATTGTCAAGGCTTTTTTTAACTTCCACCGTGACAATAAAAAGCTTTTTTTTGCATTGAGAATTCAATAGGTTTTTTATTATAAATCTCTTTTTTCACATAATCATAATCCATTGCGTCATCACAACATGCTTCCCATAAAATTTCTCTTGCATGTTTTAAATTTTCAGCAATCACTACAGCTATTCCACTGCTCCAGTTCGGCAAAAAATCATCCCAATAAAAAATTTTCATAAATCTCTCCCTTCTCGATTATTTTAAGTCAAGGGTATGTTCCCATTTTTCTACCTGCTGATGGTCAAGCCCGAATGCTAAATGGGTTATTTCTAATTCTACCTGGTTACTTCCATATAGAATATACACCTTACGATATCCTTTTTTATCCTTCAGGTATTCTTTCAATTGATCGACTGTCATTATTCCTCCCTCTTCTTTTCTATCACTGGGACAATTCCCACGCCCTGCCAGAAAGGGCACTGATCACAATCCCGGGGATAAGCCCGGCACTCCACACCTTTTACATGGCGGCATTTATACTCTGATTTCATTTTAGATACTCCTTTAAATTTCTCCACAATTCAGCAAGATTATTTATAATCTTTTCAGGAATTTCTGGATCTGTGTCTATTTCTTTCCACATACACCACTCTATAATATCTCTCACCTGTCCTAATTTTTCTATATACTTATCATGCATCTCTCAACTCCTTAAAATAATCTTCACTTATGTTATTATAATTCTTCTGTAATATTTGGTGGCACTTACTACATACTAACAAAGTTGTCTGAAAATCTGCTAAATTAGCAATATGCTTTTTTCTGTCCCGGTCATAGTAATCCTCCCGGGGGTAACGATGGTGCCATGATAGCGCCCAGGTAAGTAGACACCCTGGTAAGTTCACTTCACAACAGGTGATGCCTTTCTCTGCATAGATAGCCTTAAGATGTCTGTTTGCTTTCTGGTTAATCCGGCCTATCTTGCCGATTCGTTTTATGTGGGTGCGTTTCATTTTATCACCTCCGGATCTGGCGGCAAAAATTGCCAGTGCGTTATATCGGCATATTTTACGAATCGCCCTTGCAAAATCCTATACCTCATATCATTTCCAACAGGGTATTTAGGAGAAAAACCTAATACCCACTCATCTTCTCCAGGCAATACATCTTTTGCATTTATCCATTCGTTCATGCTGCCACCTCCCCTCTGCCTTGAAAAAACAGCCGGTAATCCAGGGGCCACACGAAAGGATTGTCTTTCCAGGAATACGGCAGGATCCGGCCTTCCTTATCTTTACGGTTGGCGTTGATGGAATCCCATGTTTCTTGAAACCATGAAAAAACATCATAACCAGAAATATTATATGCTTCCCAAGGAGCACCCTCATTAATTGCATCTTCCTCCGTGATATCCTGCACCCGTTCCACCCGGACTCTATCCAGGATTATCCATACACGGGCTGCTTCTCGTGGCATGTGGAGTGATGGCCTTTTTCTCCATATGCATTTTCCGTTATGGTTAGGGGGATAATATTTTTCTTCTTCTATATATCTGTATTTTTTTTGCCCTTCCCATATTTTTTTATATTTAGTATATCTCCAATACCCCCAGTCAAAATAAGGCTCACGAATGTAAAACAAATCTCCCGGGTAATATTGCATAATATCTTCTATTTCATCGTAATTTTTTTTCTTCCATTCAATCCAGTCTAAAGCGGTCTTCAATGTTCCGGGTTCTTCTATTATCCCGTTACCCTTATGAATGGGCTGTGGTACAATAATCCTGCGTGTCTGCGTTTTCCTTCCTTCCAGGGTTGCCAGGACCCCCCAGGGTTGCATAAGCAGGGGTCGGGCCGTCTTGATTTCCACCTGTCCGTTATCATAATGTATCCGGACAAGGGGCTTTTCTATCAGTTCAAGTTTTTTTACTTTCATTATAACCCCGGTTGATAAGTTAAGCTTTTACGCAAACAATCATTAAGCTCTTTTATTTTAGCATCGGCTGCCATAACCCGTTTATTCATTTCATCCAGGCATTCAATAGCCTGCTTATTAAAGGGACTGGCATTTAATAGGCAAAGATAATTGCGAATTGTATTCCACAATTCCTGTGATTCCATTTGTTCTGGGCTCATTTATTCCTCCTTATAATCTTTCATGATACTTTCAATTTTATATAAAGTTTCTTTTGTTTTTTGATAATCATTTTCAATCTTTATAAGTATTTTTATACCTTCTTTATTATTTTCAAGAAATTCATATAATTGCTTGAAAAGTCCTCTGTTAAGTCCTCTATTATAGATCATAACAGACCATACTCTTTATTTCCATTTTCTTAATCCTCCTAAAAAATACCATTCTTCTGCTATTTCTTCATATCCAATTGTGATGAGAAAATTATATATTATCCTATCACTTCGTTCTGATATCTCGGCAATAGAATATTTATCATCGCAAATTTGTTGATGTATTTCATTTAATGCATTTTTACAAACCTCAACAGCTTCTTTCATCAAAATATCTCCAATTCTTCTTGACTCATTTCCTCCGATTGCCGAAATTCCCGGTTAAGTTCGGGATAATCCCGGCTCATTTCTTCCAGGGACCTCCCACCTATGCTTTTATATTTTGTCTTGCCGTCCGGCAGATATCGCCAAAGCCACATATCATTATCATCTGCATATTGATTAATTACCCGGGTAAAAATATTAACTTCAGACATGCTTGCATCTGCCTGCGAAATTGGTTCAAGCAATATAAGCCCATTAAAATTGAATTTGATAGCCGGATATCCTTCTCTTACGGCAAACCTTTTTAAAATGTCATATACCATTACACCAGTTATATGATGCTCTGGGTTGTTACGTTCATTAAGCTGTTTTGCAATCGTGTTACAATCGCCGTGTGTGATATTATTTTGCGAGTGCTTCCCAATTGACCTGGGCTGGGCTATTGTTTGTCCGCAGGTAGGACAGCGTTGATTGTATAATTTATCGCCCTGTATCATATCCGGTAACTCCTCATCTTTCATTAGATTGCTTTATACATTCCCCGCACAAAGCAACTCCAAGAATAATGCCTTTCTCTTTTAGGCTGTCTTGAATTTCTGCAATAGCATCATGATACCTGGGATTATATGCCTTTACTTTTACCTGGTTATCACAACCAGGTGCATCACAGGTAAGTTTTACGGTTACTTCGTACATTACATCCCTCCTGAAAATCTTAATATTCTCGCCGAAATATTCCCGGCAAAATTACCTATAGCATGATCATAATTTTCCTTGTCTTCTATTTCAGCTTTCCAGGGAAACTTGTCAATCATACCATGCCTATTAAGTAAGTCATACCATATCTCGGTATCAAGCCATATGTGTGTTTGCGCTCTATTCAATCTTGCATATGTCAATCCATGGTGCCAGTATTTTTTGTTTGCAAGGAACCAATCCCACCATATATGTTTCATGTCATTTCCGGATATATTCATTTCCACTTTTCCTTTCCTACCAGTACTTAATAGCCTTCGTGCCATTTTCTATTGTATTCAGCAGTATCGTTTAATGAATTCTTTAATTCAGTATTATTGGTAAACTGTTCGAGAGTTATTCCTTGTGTATATACAAGATGTGCTTCAACTTCATTTGGAAATCCTCTTGAAAGTAAAATTAAATTTACTGAATCTGCAATTCTAATTGTTTTTAAAAGATTGACTGCAAATTCCCCGCCCCTTGTCAAATTTAATATTCTTTCCACTGCTTCCTGTCTGTTCATAAAGCCTCCCAATTCTCTGTATATAATTTCATGTATTCAGGGTTTGCAAGCATCCATGACCAAAAATCTGATATTTCAGAGTTAAGTAATACCGTTTGGTCCCTTTGGTAATTTTCTTTATAAACATTATTTCCATCCGAAATGAGATAAATAAACTCTCTCATTCCAGGAAAAAGCCGGAAATATACTTTATGCTGTTCTGAATCCTGATATTTTCCGTATTCATATTTTTTCACGTATTTGATATCATAGATTATGGGACCTTTAAGGACATCGGCAATACCGTAAAGCAGGAAATTGATTCCGGCTATTTGCAAATCGCAATAGCCTTTTACTTGCCATGTACCACCTTCGACAATATTTCCTATTGTAATAACACTATCAATATATCCAGGAGATGCGGAATCTGATCTAAAATCATAAAATAAATATTTTTTTACATCATTTTCAAATTCTCTACCTGCCTTCATATATTCATTATCAGGAATAGGAAGCCGTTTTAAAGCGTTTTTAAACTCATTATCCTTTCCCTGGCTGTATATTTTATACAACCAGGAAAAAGAATTTAAGAGTGAATAGGTTAATAAATATTTCATTTTTTCACCTTTGTGAATTTGCCATTCCTAAACGTCATCCCTATACTGGCAAGTTTTTCTTTCATTAAAGTACTGGCTTCCTGTTTGGATGAAAATACATGCTCCAGGTCCTTGATTTCTTCATATGCTTTTTCTGCTGTCTTTATGTCTTTTATTCCAGCAATTTTAGAACGGATTTCATTCATGACTATTTTATAGTCTTCCGCATATTGTGATTCGCTTTCAATATTATCATTAAGCTGTATAAAAAGATCAGCAAGGAATGTATTTTGTCCGGTTTTCATAGGATTGGGTATCTCATGAGTCCCGGTCAATCCGTGGGTTCCCTTTGCATAATATTTATCGGTCGGAGAAAATCCAATTATCCGCTTGTTATTGGAACTCAACATAAGCCCACCAAAATCCATGATTTTCCAGATGTTATTTTTTGTCTGCCCCTCTGCATCAATCCTGTAAACCGTTTCATCATTATCAGACTTCTCAATCACATGGAAAATAACGATAATGTTTTTCTGCAAAGCATAAATACAGTGATCCATTAACCGCATAAATTCCCGCCCAATTGTACCATATCCTCTCATGGATAATGTCACTCCGTCTTTTTGTCCGTTCTTCATATCTTTTTTGATTGCCCAGGATTTCATGTAAGTAAGCAGGGACCCCCCGGTATCAAAAACCAGAGTTTCAAAATCCTTAAGTTCTGAATTATCCGGTTTCAAATCCTGTAAAATTTCCTCATAACTTTGTGGCTGAATTACCGGTACCCTGAATTGGGCAGGTATCCGATCCCATCCATCATCCGCATCTATAAGCAGTGCGGCCGGGGCGGATACGCCAAGTGTTGACTTGCCTATGCCAGGTAACCCGGCAATAAGCCCTTTGAAAAGTTTTTTTGCTTTCAGTTCTGATGGTTTCCTTATCATACCATTCTCCTTTCTATTTCAAAATATCCGGGGGGAATTGTCTATTGCAATTCCCGACAATATTTATCGGTGTCGACTTGCCGCCTCAATATTGCCCGCTTAATAAGCGTAAACTGCTTATTTCACTTCCGGTCCCCGGTATACTGGAGAGCAGGGGAATTGAACCCCTCACACAGAGCTTGCATAACTCCGTAGCAATCCTTAGCTCCCCTATATCATATCTTTTCAAGCAAGAAAACTTCTTTCATTCCTGCAATAAATCCTTGCATCCATTCTAAATTTTTTGCTACGACTGTACATTTAGGTGGTATATATATTTCATAAGTTCCATTATCAAATGCTTTATAATATATATATTGTCCAGATGTTTTTCCAATCACATGAATATCCCCATTTATAGAATTTAATATACGGTTTTCTTCTGTTTTATCCATATCGCCCTCCGGTCCTGGTATTCATGGCGGGGCATGGATGATCAATTCCATGCTCCTGTCAATTTCTTCCTCCGTGACCTGGACTGCATAGGTATGCGTTTTCACGGTCTTTCCGTCAGCGGATGATCAATCCCGGCTACAGTCCCGCCATCAATACCAGGGTTATTATATACTTTTCAAAAATCTTCTTATCATATCAACAATTATTTGTATCATGTTCTGAAAAGAAACCTTTCCAGATTCTCGGCAGTATTTACATTCACAATAAGGAGCTAAAGGGCAATTCTTAACATTCCCTTCACATTCTGGACATTTCATGGATTCCTCTCCCATTTTCAATCATACTTACCTCCAATAAAAAAGCCCGTTCGGATGTTACCAAGGACCATTGGTCATGGGGTATCCCCGGTAACACCCAAATGGGCTTAATCCCCATGACCATTGATAATATACGAAAACCAGGGAAAAAAGTCAAGTAAAAAGTTCACCTTGTTTCATATCTTTCTCCCATGTCCAGTTACAGACAGGACATGTAAAGGTAAACTCTAGTTCTATCAATTTTTGCAAGGGGATGCAATGCGGGCAAAAATGGCCTGTAAATTCAAGACTTAGATCGTCCCGCACTACCCACCCCTTAATTGGTGTTTTTTTCATTGCTTTTTACAACCCGCCGGTACTGACCCGGCAGGGACGGGATAACCCGCCCCTGCATCCTTGCTGGTTATTTTTCTCCTTTTCCATTATAATTGATTTTGATTAAATATTTTTCCCTTTTTTCATAATATTTTTTACATTCCTTTCTTATCCTGAAAAATAAAAAAGGATGCAATATCATGAAAGGCATTATTTTCCACCATTCCCAGTTTTCATCATAACCCGTAAAAAATGGGCATGGATAACGTCTTTCTGTTTTTTCAACCCATACACAGAGATAATAATATTCTGTGTCAACCGCTGGATCCCATTCATCATATGGACATTCGCACCATGAATTTTGAGTCAATTTTTGTTGGATTTCTATACCTCCTGTAAGGAATAGCTTTTCACAAAAAGAAGCCAGCCTTATTTTCCAGGTAGGTATGTAATCGCATACTGATGCAACCCACTGGCCCCGCCCAGTTTCATCAGGCATGTCAGAAAACACAGATACATATCCACAGGAATCACGCACAATTATATCATGTGCATAATTGGCAATGCGTTCCTGTACCTGTTCTCTGCAAGTATCGGATTTGATCTGATTAAGATTTTCAATTATAATCGGTTTCATACTTTTCCTCCTTAATAGAATTATATGCTGTCAAAAAATCATCACCCATCCGGATGATGCATTCTGGACAGATGCATTCATCATCAGAATAATTATTCCCGAGGTATCTAAGGAAATCAAACTTTTTTGTCTTCTTACAAATACAGCATTTGCCAAAAATCGTTTCAAAAAACCAACCCGTTTTCCCATCCCAGGACCCATCCGAAGAGCTGTATCTTGTTTTTCCCTTGATTTCCGCAGACACGAAATTCCCGGTTACTGAGTATATTGTTGTACATTCAGAATGAGGGACAATTATAAAGTTTCGTCCTTTCTCCTTAATCTTCCACATTACAACCTCCTTTCAAAAATGATTGCATCCCGCCCGGTAATCCTGTAATTCGTGTTAATGCCGGTCGATCAATATCTATCTCATTCAAGCCGAAATAATTTCCGCCTACATTCACTGATTTAAATTTTTTCACTAAGAAAAAATCGTACCCAGTTTCCTCTATTTCTTCTCTGGTAAGAATTTTCCCTTCGTTCGGACGTGAACGAAGTTGAAATATAATAGCAATCTCATTGCAAGATTGCTCATACTTCACCCTGTTGACAGGAATATTAATACCTGTTAATTCTGTAAGAATTTGAGCAGTTGATTCATGTCCGATTGCTGATTCTATCTCATCAGCACTTTGTATCATTTTTTTCACAACTTCCAGCGCAATTTTTCTCTTAAGAAAAATGCCTTCGCCTGTCATAATACTACAATTGAAAAATACTATCTTCATACTTTTCCCCCTATGAATCTATAATTGCTGTCACAAAAGCAGTGATTATTTTTTCGGCGTTTTTTTGAAGGTTCTTATCCTTCATCATGCATGGATAACATATCCATGCCCCGCCTTTCCCATATGGCCGTAACTCTGCGGTTTTCCCGCATATGCTACATACATCATGTTCACCGTTACTGAATATGCAACCATCAAGTTTTTCTAATATTTCCATCTTCATAGTTCTCCTCTTTCTCCCCTTAACCCTGGGGTTTTAATTGTTTCTTTAATTTTCCAAGGCAATCTTTATGAAAAAATTTACCTTTATACTTTACCTCTACACCCTTATAATTACAATAAGGGCACCTGTAGTTTGCATAGATAATTTTTGCCGTGGGATCATGACAAGATATCAGGAATTTACAATTCTCGCAATCATCATGACTTGATGATAGCGTTCCATTTTTCAATTCCCGCAGGCAAAAATTCCCTTGCCTCAAGCGAAATCCTTTGTTATACATACTACTTCTCCTTTCCCCTTAATCGGGGGTGGGTGATTTTCTCTATACAATATACTGCATTAGGATCATATATGCATAGAGAAGTTCTACCCTTTGCCATCTCGGGAATAAATTCATTCTCTACATATTGTCTGACATCTTCTTCGTTTTCCCCACGAATCGGAATACAAAATTCCACTTCCCTGTCTAACACCCTTCTTATTATAGTGACTCTGTAATTCTTCATACTACTTCTCCTCTCCCCTTAACCCTGGGGACCGGGTATTTTCGGAGCTACCTCCGTGTAGCTGTCCTGCAAGCAAGGCAGCCGCATAGAGGAGAGCGCCCCCGCAGGGACGCTCTTCCGTTGTTATTCTATTGCAAGCATTTCTATTCTTTTTTCATCTTTTTTCTTTTCAGCTTCAATCCAGCCAGCCACGGCACCAACCAATCCTTTGCTGACAATCCAGGCAAAGGACAGAGCATCTTCTCTGGAAGGTTCACCTGTAAGCTTGCTATTTGTGACCCCGGAATCATTGTATGCAAGCCACCAATTATCCTGGCAATCAACATACAATCTTACGATATGCCGTTTTTTGTTCGTATCCTCTTTTTCCGCTTTTTGCGTAGTAAATCTTTCTTCGTCAACAAGATAGCAAGGTAATTGATACTCTACAATTCCGTCATAATAATCAGGTACATCAATAATACCAGAATCCTTGATTACTTCAAGAATTTCCTGTGCCACATTAACACAAGCATCTTTCAGCTTTTGTGTTACTCGGGAGGTTTCGTCTCCCACACGTTCTAGCCTTTTTAGGCTGTTGATAATACTGTTATCTTTCATAGTAATTCCTTTCTGCGTTTCTACCCCGCCGGGATTATTTCAAATATTCCTTGACAGTTTTCTTATCATAAGAGCTACACAGGTGTTCGAGATTACCATTCTTGCATATATAGAAATCTCTATAATCATTCTTCCATGATCCACCGGTCCGCATCTCGATAATTTCACCTTCTGTAATTTCGAATGTTCCATAGACTCTACAATCATTCTTGTTATAATCCCGGTCAAGATTAATGAATTCACGGATCAGTTTTCCCTCATCATCTATACCGGTTATGCGGGCTGCATAACAACAACCACGCTTCCGGGTATCTGATGAGAAATCGAATTCATAGATTGACTTATTGTTTTTTTTGGCTTCGAGCTGGGCATTAACCCAGTCGAGTTGGCTGGTAAGTTCTTTTTTGAGTTCCATGAGGGCTTCTGTACTTTCCTTGACATCCTTCCAAGCCTGGGAAAGTGACTCACTCTGACTCATTCCCTCTGCCCGGTATCCCCAGGCTGCCTTCATAATTTCACTTAAATTATAGGTCATAATAACCTGCCTTTCTGCGTTTTCTGCCCGCCGGCAAAATACGGAAACACACGGTCTCGGTACCGTGTCGCCAGCATGGTTACTGTGTTGTTTCCCTGTGATGGCTATTTTATTTTTTCTATACTCTCGTAAATATCATTATATTCTTGTTTTTCCGTATCCCACGTAAGATAAAGCATAATCCTGCTTGCAAGTTCTAATTTTTCTTTTTCAGATAAATTGAGGCTATCGATAAATTTATATACATCAATTTCTTTCTTCATACATTCCTCCTTATTCTTTCACTTTCATCCCATGATCATATTTTACAGATATCGCCGATACTGGTATATTTTCTTCAGTCAAAACAGCTATTGATTCCCCGTCATATTCCGTGTCTTCAATTACTTCGTTTTCACCAGTATCAAAACAAAAAACCGTAAATGATTCCCAGCAATTATCTATTGCAAAATTGATTGCACTATCCTGATCGATAAAGCCGTAAACTGCTTCTATGTTCAATCTTGTATCATTTGATTTTTTGATAGATTCGTTTGGTCTAAGACCATACTTTCCGATATCGTTAGAATATTTTTCTGGGGTTGCGTGATATAATTTCATAATTCCCTCCTTGTCTTTCGACTATGTAATCAAACCGGAGTTGAACCGGTAAGGGGAGCGCCCGCTCCCCTGTCACTGGACTGATTAGATTTCAACTTTTTCTATATGGTCATATATTTGTATTGCAATATGCCATTTATGCATTTTTGAATCGTAGAAAAAAGCAAGCCTATTAAAGGCTTCTTCCTTCGTATCGTAGGAGCCTAAAGTTTGTAGAGAAAATTTTTCCCTCACTTCGTACCTTTTTAGTTCCATGATTCCTCCTCTGACTTTCGTCTGGAAACCTGCCGAGTTGAACGGCAGTGTATGTATTCAAGTCACACGCCCCTGTTTCCCTGGTTACTCCTTCTCTCAATCACTCCGTTTCGGTTGGCCCTGGGCTAATTCGGTTTCCCGCTTTCCGCCTGTACTCACCTCCAGGTTTCTGCCCTCAACCCCGATGCGATCACTTCCGACCGCCCGGCTGCTTGTCAATTAACCTCCGTCCCTGTTTCCCTCACCCTTTCTATTATATAATATAACACAGTATGATTTATTTGTCAAGGTTTTTATGAAAAAAAATCAAAAAAATGTTGTTTTTTTTCTTCCATATTCTTAACACTTGTTAAGTGGTTTTATAAGCACTTTCAAGTATCTTCTATATTAATACATTATCCTGCCTTTTCTTTGGCCAGCTTTTCCTCAAATGTTTCAATTAATTTTTTCAACCTCATAGTTTCTATCAAGTTATCCTCAACATGTATCGCAGTATAAGCCATATACCCTTGTACAAGAGCGCCGAGTTCTGTTATATTATACGCATCCATACATTCCTTGATTGCTGCGTACCACTCATCAGTCACAGTGAGAAATATTGTTTTCACTATATTTCCTTTCTCGGCCTTCCCCGGTGTGTATGCAGATGCTTTAATATTTCCTTTGCCTGTGCCATGGTAATATTATACTCCCCCCGATATCCAACCCGGGGAATATTAAGGTTTCGAAGTTCCCGGTATATTGCTCTACGATGTGGGTGGAAACCTTTAACACTTTTACATCGTTCTATTAATTGATTAATGGTCATAAAGTACCTCCATGAAAAAATATATCATATTGTGTGAAAAAAGTCAAGAGACCTATTGACTTTTATATCATATTGATGTATATTATCAATGTAAGGAGGAAAACATGAAATATAATTTAAGCCAGATTATGACCGAAGCCCACAGCCTAAGAGTCAAGTACAACTTATCCCTATCAGAAGGACTTAAGATGTCATGGGCAGGGATTAAGACAGGTACTTCTTATCAGAATTGGAAAAGCTGTGTGATAGCTGCCATGAAAGTACATAATACAGATCGTAGAAGATGGAATCTCGAACAGATAGAATTTGACAACATGTTGAATTCTGACATGTCCCCTGGAAAATACCTGAAAACTCGTAAGGCTATTATGTCACAGGCACCTTGTGACATAGATATAAATACCCTGGATTTCGCAGGGATGTAATAATAAGGAGGAAAACTATGACAGATAGTCAAGGATTTACGATTCATATCGGAGATAAATTAAAATCTACTCAAAGAGGTCTCCCGGTTATAAAAGTAATAGATATTCAAGGAGATACCGCAATATTAAAATATCTACCATCTGGCCGGGAATCTAAATGTACACAAACCTCTATGACTCATAGCAGCTGGGTTATAGCAACAATACAGAGCTCATCTGATTTCGCAGGGATGTAAGGAGGAATAAAGACATGATCATAAAAGAAGAAATATATTTTAAGCGAAATCTGCTAAATGAAATACATGCTCATGCAAGTTGGAAAATTGTTGATAAGAATTTCAATCGGCGAGGTGCAATATTTTTCAATTGGCGGCTAACTACTTTCAATATAGAATTCCATATTACAATGGGTAAAAGCGGAATAAATATCGCCATAGGTTTATGGGGATCATTTGGGTTTTATTATTGTTGGTCAAAAAAAGGTCTCGTCCGGTAGCCTTAATAACCCGGATCAGCCGCCCGACGCTAGATGAGGGTAATCGCCTGGATACTGTCCGGGTAAGGACGGGGGGGGGGGGGGGAGCACTGCCACCCCCTTGGTTATTTTTGGAACGGAAAAATCACTACTCCCCAGGCTAATGTTTTCGCAGGTTCTATCATTTTAGGTTTTCGATATGGATCATTGTAAACCCTAAATGTCTTGCCATTCACAATATCATACCCCTTCCCTATTATAACATGTCCAGGATGCGCATATGCTATGCAATAACCATGATCGATATACCCGGAATATTCCTGTATTGTAATATTTCGCTCAAATTTGCATACCTGCTTATTTCCCCATGCTGCATTAATTGCAGTAGGATAATAATCCGGTATCTCATTATACGCCCAGGATGGCGGTACGTATCGAGAACCCTGGTGTAATTTTTTTGCAATCACAGGGTTATTAAGTATGCACATAATCCCATCTTCGGGCTGTAAACCTGGAGGGAAAATATCCATCGGCCAGCCACATGAATGTATACCATCCGCCATACTGGTAGGGAAACATGTGACGTGTAGAAATATTTTTCTACGAAGGTCATCTAAAGTCTTTTTAACCTCCCCGGTTGCTTCCCCTCTTACCTTTTCATATTCCCGAAAAAAATAATCTTGAAATACTTCGACAAATGCATTATTTTTCTGACTATAATATATATTTTCTCCATTAACCTTTTTCATTCCTTACCTCCTATTTTTTTAAGATTCTTCTCACCTATCAATGCTTTTTTTAAAGCACCTTCAATTCTCGATTTATTCTCATTATAAATACCCTTCAAAGTAATAGGCTCTGCCTCATCTCTGTCAAGTATATTATTATAATAAGCTATAGTATGCTCAAGATGCCACTTGCCCTGCCCTTTCACCCAGGAATCTACCCAGTTGGGCAGGTGATAAATAAACATGCCATTCAAAATAACCGCTATATATACAATGGCATAAAAAACTATTCGTGCTTCTGTCTCATGATTTCGGGTATCCAGGATATCCATTATGTTATAAGCAGAACTTATAAGCCAGAATAATCCTAAATTAATTATAACCAGTATCAGGCTTATTGTGATACGCTTAATTATATTATGTTTTTTCAATCGTTCCATTTATACCTCCTTTGTCTCGCTCCCCATATAACCGCAGCCACGGCCACCGTTATCAGGCTCACCCTCTCAATCCATATACGTCTCTGGTATCGCTTCAATATCTGCTCTGAATTGCTCAACTTTTCCTCTAAGCTGTTCAATAATTTCGCCTGCTTTTCGTTCTCTTTCTTCCATTCTTCGTTTGAGCTCTGTAAGTCGGTTATTTGCTTCTCCGAGTCGATTATTTTGCTGTTCAAGTTCTCTATAATTTTCCTTTGTATCGTGAATATCCCTTTGTAGCTGCTCAATAGTTTCTGCATCTCTTTCGATCCTGGATTTATTAATATCATTAATTGTGTTAAGTCGGTCAATAGTTGCAATTGCTGATTCAAGTTGTTCAGAAAGTAATTTTTCACTGGCCTGGACATTACGCAGTTTTCCGGATTGAATTGTAAAACAGATGCAGTATCCGATTCCAGCCCATAACAAGCACCCGATAATAAGGATAATACTATACATAATATAAGTGTTCTTTGCCATTTCATTTCCCCTGTCCTTCCTAATTATAGTCAATCTTTTCCGTTTTGCTTTTCATGTTACTGTCTAATTCCCAGTGATAATTTTTCCCCTTTTGCCAGTTGTCAGCCACCTGGAACCCGCAGAACTGGGCTATATTAGCCGCCATTGCGAGTATGATCGGGACCCCGGCTGCAAGCAACTGATCCGGAGCAAAAAAAACTATCAGCAGAAACATAACGAAAAAAGTTATATGAGTTATAAGAAATGCAGGTCCTTTTTTAATTTTCATTATTCAACCGCCTTTCAAAAATTTCCGGTCGGCAGAATGGGGGAACTGCCGAACCGGATAAATGTGTATGCTAAGAAGAAAGGAGAAAAATACAAAGGAGTATCATATGAAGCAAACCGGTACATACACATACATAATATATCAGATACCGGAAAAAAAGTCAAGCATAAAAAAAGGCAGCACACGGCTGCCTAAAGTGGTATGACTACCAATAAACCTCATGGTGTGGGTGCGGGAGTGACAGAAACTAATTGTTGTAACTGTTAAGTAAAAATTAAGCTATCTATCTGGAAAAATCAAACAATCCTTGATTGCTTCCATTTTTTCCCGATACTTCATAAACTTAACATTAAGCCCTTGGGGAAAGGGTATATTATTTTCGGTTAATATTTTCCCTATTTCAGGTATTAACTCATCATTATAATATATTGTTGCCTCCCCTAAATCTTCATGAACGCATTTCTTGAAAAATTCTAATTGTTTTTGCTCTTCAATAAGCTCTGTTAATTTCATGATCAGCCGATTTCCCTGCGCATTCCCCTCTGCTGAAAGCCACGCAAATACACCAAGAAAAATCATAACTATCAGACAAAATCCAATGATTACTTTTCCAGTCGTACCAGACTGGACAAAAGCTTCCTTCATGTTTTTATCCATAATTTTACCCCTATTTATTTTTATTTGGTTTTTCCCATTCATCTACTTTTTGTGCGGTGTCCGGGATTTCCCATTGTTCTACTTTTCCAGAAACGGCAAGCACTTTTGTGTTTCCGTTCATCGCAATTTCAAAGTAATTATACACAGGATTAGTATCCGCAGGATCGGAATATCGATAATCAACCTGCCGGCCATCTATACTTTGCAGCGGCGTGATTGAATCTATACCGTACATACGAAAAGTTTTGTCTGTTGTTATTTTAAGTTTCATCATTATTCTTCCTATTCATTTTCAATCCCTTATTCCAAGGAGTTTGACCCATTTTTCTCTATCCATTATAACCGCCTAACGAGGTGTCAGCGCATGCATTTAATCCCGCAAGATCGGCAAATGAATTATTATACTGTGCTGCTGTATTCCCGGCTGCTCTATTCGCCGTCATGGTATTGCAACCATTATAGCCATTTCCTGTATTGGTATTTGCCCGACAAGCTGATATGCAGGTGCAAGTATTATATCCATCGTTACCGTTTGATGTTGCCCGACTCCCTGCTATATTATTACAATCATTGAATCCATCATTATCATTTGCTTCAGCTTGACATCCAGTTACTTGCTTACATGTATTAAATCCATCTTCGCAATCTGTTGCATAGCAGGAAGATAATTGATTACATTGATAAAATCCATGATAATTACCACCGGAACTATCTATATCCTCTGCATAACAACTTGATAAGTTGGCGCAGTTATAAAATCCATAGCAATTTCCAGTTGCATCTAATTGAATGGCCTTACAATTATTCAAGCCCCAAAGTAACCCAGGACTATAAAATCCATAACAAACTACCCCAGTCATATCTGCTACGTATACATTTGTAAAATTTCCACCACTATAAATTCCAAAACAAGAATCGCCCATATCTATGTCTATTATATATATATTACTTAAAAAATAACTTAAGGATATTCCGAAAAAATCATCATTTCCGTCGACATCTTCTATATAAATATTAGAAACATTATAACAGTTCTTAATCCCGACTATATCACCACTTCCGCTATGATCAATTTTTTTAACCGTTATGTTATTGCAATTATAACAATTTTCCATTATAAAAATATTATCAAAAGCACTTCCAGAAGTAGATTCAATATCATATATTATGAAGTTACTTACATTCTTTGTATCCTTCATAATATTTAAATTTCCACTAGATGAAGTAAAGTTGATCACCTTACATCCATTATAAACCGAAGTATCATTATGTAAGCTTGTTCCTGATCCTTCAAATACAATACAATCAGTATTTGTTAATCTGATTTGAGAATCGCAATTATTAAATGTGACATAACTAGCATTCAATAAATATGACCTTGCAATTGCAGAAGCAACAGTGCCAAGCCCTCTAATACTTACGTTTTGCAACAAACATCCTTCTGTGTTTGCTTCAATATATCCCCGTTCATTTCCCATATTAATATAAGCGCCCATTTCAAAATCTATATATTTGCATTGATTTGTTTCAAGATATCCCCATGTATCCCCGCCTGACAAAACATAAGACATCGAATATTCAGAAGATTTGAAATGTATTGATTCAATATTATCCTTGAATTTATATTGATTTGCTGCCACTCTTTCAATTGCATCTAAAAAAGTAGGATTACTATATACTACGTAATCGTAAGGATTGCCCAATGTCGCAATAGCTTCATATAATTGCGTATGCGTATCTGTTTGTGCTGTTTTTAGTGTAAATCCTGCCTGTTCAATTACATGGCAAATTTCTTCTTGTAGCGCATTTAAACTTGCTGCTGTAATAGTGGTTGGTGGTGGACCTTCTGTATATATTCTATGCCCATTTAAATCAAGCACAGCATTTTCGCCTTCTGTCCTATGCATACCAATACCTCCTATTAATAATAGAATGAATATCCATTTTTTCTCCTTATATTATGCACTTATTACTGCCCAATCCGGTTTGAAATACCAATAAGCACTTGTACTGTCAGCCGATGTAATCGACATCGGAGTGCTTATGACCACAGCACCAATTCTGATAAAACTTGCAGCCGAAGTTACCGAGACACTTACTGTAATACTGCCGTCTCCGGTTCTGTCTAAATAAACCGGCCTTCCGATATACCTAGAAAAAACTGTGGAAAATACCGAATTACACACAAGTCCTTCCTTCAATACCTGCCCTTGACTTTCGTTTGCTGCATATGAATCCATAGCCATTGCAAGCAACCCTTGTAATGCTGAATCCGCCGCATCTGCCAAATACCATCCACCTGTTGACTCATCCATGGTAAGAATATTGCCAAAACTACATGCTTGATAAATGAATTGTGAATATTCAATCCACCCCCATGCAGTTTTGTCAGTATAATGATATTTTGCCTGTGGCCGTGTAAAAAAATCACCTGGATTCACGAAATCATCCGGCATCACCGTTACAATGAAATCTCTCTGATCCTGTGCCCCACATTGCCCCGTGACATTATCCGCAAAAAGACTTAATATAGCAGCCCTGGTTCTCGCTGTATCTGCCATTGTTTACCTCCTTAGTTTGGTTGATCGAATGCTTGTGCAAAAGCTTTACTGAATGCCCCTCCTGATTTTCTATCAAAAGCTATTGAAAAAGCTTGCGAAAAAGCACCCGTATAATTAACACCATGATAACTTGTATTATTTGGAAAGGCATCTGAAAAAGCAGGACTAAAAGCATTTTCGGATTCGGGCCAGTAATTATCATAATGCGGTACACTGTCAAACGCCCTGCTAAATGCCCGTGAAAAAGCTGGTCCTTTCCACCGAAAAAATACCTGTGTATGTCCTGGTTTTACTTTCACAATATCGTGAATTAACTGTGTAAGATTCACGTCAATGCTATATTCTATAGCATTAGCATCAACCCACACGATCCATTTGAATAGCACATTCTGATCACCGCATGTGTCCCCGGCCGTTGCCACACCTGCCCAGGCTGGCCGGAAAGTTTCAATCTCTATAGTATAGCCTAAGGCTTCCGCAATTGCGATAAAGTAATCCTCATCCTGATCGCCTATTGCAATTACTTTTGAGTGCACAACATTTCTTCGACGCTCCGTTGTCGATTCAAGTTCCAGCCCTTCTTCCGGTAATCCATACTCTGCTTCAAACTCTGTAAGCAATTCTTCAACATACCGGCTATCCCGTTCTGTCAATAATTCTTCTGTTCTTATATCTATACGATTGAATTCATATGCTAAACCAAGCAATATTTTTGCAAGTACTTTTGAATTATCTTTTTTCCAGATTTCTCCCTGGGGAAGTAATGAGTGTAATAGATTTCTGTATTGTTCTACGCTTCTACTCATAAGCTAAAAATGTCACCTCCCCTAACGTATGTACTTCATTTGATGCGGCCACTTCATCATCCGTGGGACTTATTATTCTATGCCGTATTTCTCCCACCGCCGATCCGATAGCCTCTGTCATTTGTGATAATGCTACATTTTGTTCCGGTCCCCCGTAGGTGTCAATAAGATCCTGCAATCTACTCCGTGCACTTGCCTGGACATCCGCTGTATTAGGATATATCTGTATATTGAAGTTAATTGCTCTGGCCCGTAGTTCAATCATTATAATTCCATGTTCTGCTGTTACTGGAGCCCCTACTGTTGTGTTAGTAGATGGATTGATATGTGTAAGAATATATTGTCTTACCGCTTCCCGCTGTGTCGAATTTGGTATAATTATACTTTTTTCTCCATTTTCTTCGATATCATATACAAATGCACATCCTATTGTACCATCCCCGTAATATTGTGGAATTGACCAGGCCCGTGTTACCCCAGAGACTTCCAACATCCAAGCCTCATAATCGAAACTAGCCCCGCCATGTGGTGTCCGCCGTTTCCTTAATAATATTCGTTCTCGGTAATTTTCATCATCTTCCTCATCCGTTCCCCCGGTTATTCCGGCAGAACTTACTGTACAGTTTGTATTTATGCCTGAAATTGGAGAAATGAAATTCAAAGTTATTCCCCCATCTTCATCATAATCATCTCCATAATCCTGTGCGGTTATATTTGCCGTTACACTTCCGGCCCCGCCAATAGTGTAGGCATCATCTGTAAGATATATATTCCCGGATGAACTTTGCAATTGAGTCAATGCAGGGATTGTTTGCCCCACGGTTCCAGTTATTGTTACCTGGCCGGTAGACTTTGCTCCTTCTTTTCGTATAATACCAAACTCATTCCCATGATTCTCCAGGTTTTCAGTATCTGCCGTAAGTGCGAAAATCTGTTCTCTCATATATTGAAGGAAACCATACTGTAGATGTAAACCCCCAGAGTGCATCGCTGCAAGAATCAATAAAGCCGACCGCCGTAAAAGAGTTTGCGGTTCTGCAAGAGCATTCTTTATATCGCCCTTGTTTCGTTCGTATAGTTCTGAAAGTGTCGGTCTAAGAAACGGCAATCTGCGCCTCCCATAAATTTTTAAACTCTATCGCTTCCACGTTCCCATCATTATAATATATTCTTATCCGTGCTGCAAGCCTTTTATTTTCTGCCGGTCCCTGTGCTTCCGTTTCCACATCTATTTTAGCAACCACTCTATCATCAATCATCCATTGTAATGCTTCTATGATGTATTCCTTTGCAAGATTAACATTCTGCTGAGTAGCTTTTTGTCTTATCAGCCATAACCGGGAACCTATCTGATCATCTTCGGATAGCAGATCCCCCCACCATCCCCGGTATTGCCCCTGGTTGATTAATTCATCATCTTCATTTGCCCGTCGGTCTGTGAAAAGCGATATCAATACAGCCGTTTCCAGTCCTTCCTCCCGGACTAAATCGCCATTATTGTATGAAAAATCAAACTCCTGTGTAAGCTCATCGAACTGTATTTTTATATCACTTGCCATTCCTGCTTCCTTAAGCTTTGAGCAATTTTTTGAAACTCTATATTTATATATTTTGTTATTTCTTCGATAGTTTTAAACCCTTTACTTTCGTTTAGATTGAAAATATTTGCATCTTTTATATTAATATACCATAAATCTTTTTTATCCTTCCAATCACAATATTTTCCCACACGAATTGAAATAGAACCATTTTTTATTATTTTCTCATCCATTACTCACCTTTGATTTTACTACTCAAAATATTTGCATAGCTTGCTTGTGGCAAAGCAAGAAAAGCGGCCAGAGCAATTTTTAAAGCTCCCCCCCCATCCCCGGGAACGGGAACCCATGCAGTCATGGCAGCCTGCAATGCACTCATAAGCGTCTGATCTTTATCCATTTCTGTTTTCGCTGTATCCCCTTTTATAAAGGATTCATTTCCTGCACAAATTAAAACCTGGGTTGATGTCAACAAAATGGTTTGCCCAGCTTTGTTCCATACACATACTTCCCCAGCATTTAATGTTTTCGGTCTATTTTCACGGTCATGTACTTTTATGCACACTGCTTGATCACGGTTACCCCCAGGGGATAATATTACCACTTCCCCCTGCTCAGGATAGCTTTCAAACCCATACTCCTGCAATCTTTCCACATCGGTTATCGTTTCCCCGGATAACCCATCAATTTGGATTTTCATAGTCTTTTCAGATGCACTTTCCACAAGCGCAAGTATTCCCCGGCCTATTATGAGAAAAAGCTTTTTCTTTATTTTCTCAATCAGTTTTCCTATCATCTCTCTTTAATTCAAATGCTAAGCAAGTTAATAATGAATCTGGAATTTTCCCATCTCTTGCTCTACATTTTTTATTTTGCCGCCATTTACATAATGGACAAAGCATTTTTTTCATAGATCAAACTCCGTTTTGATATCTCTCTGTACTTTAGTATACGTGTTTTTATCTACCACTGTCAACTCTGTTTTTGTGCCTTCTTCATTCCTAAACGTATACCGCACACTAGATATAAGCATATCCTTGTCAATTCCGGCCATAGGGTCCGATACCCGGACTATCCTGTTAATCCGCCATATATCCCCATTTGATTGACCCCATCCTACAACCGTATAATTAAGTCCCCTTGATTGACCGGCCCTGACCTGCTTAATCCATTTTGCCCGCTCTTCACACTTTCCCGCATCCGTGACTACGTCATCGAAAAAAGTTATTGGTCTATATCGTTGTATTACCGAGTCTTCAACACTCCCAGCAGGCTGTATGTAATCTGTATAATTATTTTTTTGATCCGTACCACATCCCATCCCCTTTACTATATAATTACTAAATCTTTCTAAGTTGCTATATACAGCAATCCTGGAAACCACATTTGCATTCAGATCAATTGCATCATAGCTTTTTTTAGTATTTGTACTTTTTGAAAGAGTAAGATATCCATCACCATAAGACAGGGGAATCAAATCAAACTGATTACAATATCGCATTATTGCGTCAGAAATACATTCACCCTCATTTATTTTGAAAGTTTCAATAATCTTTCCAATTTCCCCGGCAACTTCTGAATCACTGGCACCCTGAATATTGAAAGGATTGCAAAGATTCTGCGTGAGATTCAATACTGTCTGGTTTTTCCATTCCGTAACATCTTCATTCCAATTGCAATCTACCAGGTCTGCCGTTTTATCACGGAGTATCAATTTAAGAAAATGCATCCGGTTTTTGTAGATTAGATCAATCTGATCTATATACCCGGTCATTACAAGTTGATCATCTATCAGCAGTTGAAAATTATCACCGAGTTTGAATTCCCAATCGGATAGATTGCCCTGATAAAAATTAACTGACTCCAATTCTGCTATTCCGGATATGGCATCCATAGTTGAATAGATATTTACTTTTGTCCAGGCAGCGTATATATTTTTATTAACTTTTAGCTTTACATCGGCCATTTAATGAGTTAATTATAGCAGTGTTTAAGCTTTATTGCAAGGATTATTTTTTACTGATTTTATTTGCAATTCAGTTGCAACATTTTTGCAAAATTTAATTATATCAGAACGGCAGGTAGATATTAATCCTTAAAAATACAAAAGTAATCTTCTGCATTTTCAAACATATACCCACCTTTTAACCAATCTTTTGTACATAAAATCAGTACTTTTAATCCTAATAATGGGAAAAAACAAAGGAAATAAATAACTTCTATTAAAACTATTGCACACCAAATTTGTACTATACGTAAATTGTAATTATTTATAATATACAACCAGATTGTAACAGGGATAATAGTCCATATAGCTATATAGATAAATAATCTGATTAATCTCTTAATATATATTTTCCCGGTTATAAAATGTATTAAAGAAATAATACTACTTAACGTTGACATGCATATTACAATGATGTCAAATAATGTGAGTGATTTAAAATAATTAATAATTATCTGCATAATTCTTCCTTTCATTAAAAAAGGCTATCAGAACGGGGGGTGGTTACGGCACCTCACCCGATCTCATAGCCTTTTATTAAACCTGCCGTAACCAGATCTTATTTTATATTACTAAACATCACAAAAAAAGTCAATGGAACAACCTCCACATTTTGTGGAAGTAGTTCCACATTTTGTGGAGGTTTACTCACTTAATACCTTCAACGTTTCTCCCCCGGGCGGAAATCCAGGATGTTTCACCAAGGGCTTATTCCGGTCATAAACTTCACAGCACCTGTCCAAGTCTTCATACAAATCATAAGCAAGCTGTAATAATGACATATTTCCGGCAGGAACTATATAATCGTTTGTTTTCGCAATACTGGTATTCTTTTCCAGCATTTCGTTTACAAATAAGTTTCTTAAATCCTGTAAGGCATTATAAATATCGGTAGTCTTAATGTCTGTGTCCTCATCGCCTATCCGATCAAGAACATAGTCCATAAGATCGCTGAAAAAGTTCATATACTCAATAAGTTTTTCCTGGCTTGTAAAATCTGTACGTATAAGGATTTTGCAACCTACCCCTATGAGAAAAATATCATTCATATCTTTCAACGCTAATACATTAGTCGCCTGCTCTTCCGTAACATATATCCCTTCCGTTGCATCCTTTTCAACCACTGTGGCAATTGCTTTTGCAGTAGTAATACCAATTTTCTCCGTTACATATGATCCATCAAGAATTACAGCATTTCTTCTTACGCCTGAGCAACCACCTACTACACCACCTGTAATCGTTTCCACACCCAACCCAACAACATTAAGCATCTGGTTCATGGCATTTAGCCCGGCAATTGCTATATCACATGGTGCGTCTATTATATTATCAATAGTCTGTATTATTGCTGCTATTGTTGCCACTGCTTCCGATGTATATGTATTTATTATGCTTTGAATCTGGTATATTTGTTCAGAAAGACTTTCTAAATTTGCCGTGAAAGTATCTGCTGTATTCTGCTGAAAAACACCTCCCGGTTCATATTGATCAGAAAAATTATCCACTGTTATATCATTTACGTCATCTACTTTATCGTCAATGCTTGAATCTGATTCAGATGTACGCTTAGGTGTTGCTTTTACAGTTCGGGCACAAGTAATTGAAAACCTGGCAATTCCTCCCTCTTCCCAGGTTTCGGACATAGAAAAACGCCCGAGTACTGCAACATTAATTTCACCCAAATAAGGATGAATAAGAAGTCCAGGGCCTAATTTTTTTAAGGCTGCAATTAAGTTATCTCGTCTTGGAAAATAATCAAGATCACTTGCATCGTTTTGTATTACATAAGCCTCAATAGAAAACTCATCCGCTTCCGGGCCTGAATCTTCTACAACAGGCTCAAAATCTTTGTCTCCATAGAGCAAGTAGAATATAGACGTTCTCCGGCCCCCGCTATATTCATGTGATTGAACATGAAACGGAATGCCCCTAAAACTTGCCTGTAAAAGATTATCTTTCCAACTCATTACATTGTAAACTGATGCATGCCTATATAACTTTTAGCTTCAATAGATACATCAGCTTCCTCTCCTGATTTTTCTACTTTTGAAATTTTTGCAGAAGTTCCCTCTTCTGCCTCAACCTTTATTGATACATCAACTTTAGACTTAGATTCTTTTTGCATTTTTTCAAATCGCTTAATCACATCTGTAGTTCTGAAAAATCTTTCTCTTTTTCCTCTCAATAATTCTCCTACAATCCGCTGTTTCATTTTTTGATCTATTTCATCCAAAAGGTCCGCCATAGTTTTTAGTTCTTTATTTGTTTCTTCAGTTTCAGTTTTTATTTTTTCTTCTTCTTCTGCAAAATCCTCCATTCCTATCATGCCTTTCATAATTTCTTCAATAAGTGATTTTGTTGTTTCAATTTGACTTTCTATAGCTAATTCAGCTTTTAAAGATTTTTCTAATTGCGCTTCATATACCTCTGGACCCCACATATGCGGACCTTCTTTTTTTGCCTCTGCTACTTCTTTTCTTGCCCATTCTGTAGTTTTTATTTGTTTTTGTAATCTTTTTTCTAATTTTTCTAAATCCCTTTGTAAATTTTTTACTTCAAGGATTCTTAATTCCTCACTCCATCGCTCAAATTCTTTTCTATTTAATTCAAGTTCTCCTGTCATTTCATTAAGCACAAAGGCATTATCCCCAATTGCCGTTTTTAATTGACGTTGCAAACTCAAAAATCTGTCTTGCTCTTCCCTCGTTCGATTTGTTTTTTTCTGTAATGCTTCGTATTCGTCTGCAAGATCACTGACTCTTTCTTTCTGATCTCTATATCTTTGTGCAGCTATCCGAAAGCGATTATTATGTCTATCAATAGCCACTGCGACACCAATTATTGCTGCTGCTAATGCAGCCAATCCCGCTAATATAAGACCGATTGGTCCCATACCAGTGGCAATTAAAATAAATAGCTTACCGAGTACTATCATAAGCGGCCCTATCGCCGCAGTCAAAGCAATTATAATACCAATCAAATGTTTAGTACCCTCTGATAGCGAACGAAACCATTTTACAATTCCCATAACCCCGTTTATTAATCCTTTTAGAGCTGGCATAAAGGTTTCGGCAATTTCTTTCCCTAATAGGCTAAAATTATCCAGCAGGGTACTCCAAAGCCCTAACAGTGATTGAGATTGCTTTTCAAGGATTCCTGCAAACATCCCAGTCCCGGTTGTAAGATTTGTTATAGCCTTGTCTATCCGGTCAAAAGTTAATTCACCACGTCTGCTCATCTCGAATATTTCGGCTTCTGCTACCCCGAATTCTTCCGAAAGTGCTCTCATAATCGGTACACCTGCATTAATCATCATGTTAAGTTCACGCATGGAAGCCACACCTTTGGCCCGTATTTTCCCAAATGCCTGGACTAATCCAGTAAGTTTTCCCTGATCACCTTGGGCAATATTCCCAAGATTTTGCAGCTTTTCAATTATGTCATCCGCCGGAATACCAAAGGCAAGAAGTTGTTTTGTGCCTTCGATTAATCCGGGTAGTTGAAAAGGTGTTTTTGCTGAAAATTCTACCAGATCCTGTAATAATACCTTTGCCTTTTCCGCACTGCCCAACATAGACTCAAGAGCTATTTGATTTTTTTCGAATTCACCGGCTGTCTGTATTGCCTGTTTTCCCAATAATGCTAACGGTGCCGTGACCATGAGCGTCATTTTTTTCCCAGCCTGTGCCATTTTCTCACCGACTTTACGCAGTCGGTCAGAAAACCGCATCATCTTATCACTTATTTTTCCGAGAGGATTAGTGAGTTGATCTATTAGTTTCAGTAAGACGGATACTGAATATTGTGTAGCCATTCAATCCCTTCAATCCAGAAATTCATTTTTTCAATTTCCATTTCCCATATTTCATGTTCAAAGAAATTATAAGTTTTCGCAATTAGCCAGACAGCTTTTTTCCAATCATCAAATTTTAAACCGTCTGGCCCAAAGCTTCCCCCACTATTACCATTACCTTATCTGTTATTATAAGAAGATCTTCAATATCAACTTCATCAATTTGCTCATTAGTCAATCCAGTCAATCCGGCTATAAGTGGTAATAGTTTATCTGGATTTATAGTTTTTACTTTTTTTCTTGCATCTTTTATATTATAAATTTCTTCCGGTATAAGCTTAAGATGTTTAGCCTTCATACGTTGTATAGATATTTCTCTTAATTCAACATCTTGTCCTTTATCATTTTCCATTTTAAGCGGATGCTTGAATATATATATCATTCAACAGTCTCCGTCCATTTTTCGCCATGAAATCTTACATTTGTAACTTCTCCGTTGGATATAGAAAAATTACCCAAACAAGTAGCTTCTTCCATAGTATATACTTTTCCTCCACGATATGCCCGAAAAATTATTGTTCCATCCCCATTAATTCTGGCAAGAGTATCTAACAATTGATCTTCTCTATCGGACAATGTCACTTCACACATAGCGCCCACATTAGCTTCTGTATATCCATGCAATCCAGTATCTCCATATTGTGGCGTTCTCTCAAATGATGCTTCTCCTGAAATACCTACTCCACTTGCTGTGGCACCTTCTTTATTTAATACTGGCTGAGCATTGACGATTATTTCAACCGCTCCTGTTAATCTTGGATATGCCATATTTACCTCCTTATAATATAAACCCAATTTGGGCTGCAAGAATTCTAAACTGATTAATCAAATCCGGCGGTAATAATACATTCACTCGATTTCTATCTGCGCTATCCCGTTCTACCACAAGATTGTTGATAAAATCATCTATATTTTCAATTAATCCATTTGCATAAAGTAATGTAAATAAAGCAATTATTTCTTGTTTAATTGTTTTCGGAGTTACTACATAAGATCCTGGCTTTACTGGAAAAGTATCATCTGCAAGTTTGAATCTGGGTATAATAAACCGTGTCAACATCCGGGCTTTAAATTGATATCGAATTTCGATTAGTGTAAATAATGTCTGGATGTCAAGATAAGATGGATCAATCACCCCGGCTGCATTTGTCTGATATGTTGTAATACATCGCTCTATCATCACATTCCCAGCCCCGTCTACAATATAAGTTGCAATTCCATCATAGAGTAAAATATTCCGTTCTGTTTGTGTAAACCTGTCCACCTGTGGGGGTGGTAATACTCCGTCAAGTACTAAATAATGCAATGGCCTGGCTGGATCATTTTCTAAATTCTTAGAAGCCTGGGCACCTAAAGCAGCCGCCCATTCTTCTGGGGGAGTCGGTGAATTATATACACCCATGATTGTATTGTGTGGACTATTTCTAAGATTTCCGAGTGTCGTACAGCTTGCCTGGGCTCCTCTTACACATGTGTACCCATGGCCACCTTTATCCTCAAGCGGCTTGAATCTATCAGCCATTTCATCTTCAATCTCTGTAAGATTTCCAGAGTCTATATAAGGCTGTATGATATGTTGAAACTGTTCATTCTCAATTACCGCCCATATATCACCCAGGTCTGGGTTGCCTGTACCGCCTTCAAATCCAGAAACCACACTTGCAATTGCCACAACATCATCAAAACAAGTCGGCCAACTTTCACCTTCATAATAATTGAATCGTACATCCCCATAATTTCCGAGTTCCCCAGAGAACACAGCAGATATTTGGAGTATATGACTTTCAGCAACGCCACTTGTCCGGGTTGCCGTGAATCCATAAGTACTATCACCATTAATCAGGGTTTCATAAGCACTTGCGATGTCTTCTGCTGACCAATTTGATGTTAAGGTTACATGGGCTTTTTTCCCGTTAAGTAACATTTTCACGACCTCATTATTTGTGCTTACAATTCCTGCGTGGGAAAGAAGTACTGAAAAATTTATCCTTGCACTGGCCTGTGCCGTCCCTCCTGAAATACGAATACCGTATAATTCCGTGTTGGGATTGTTATCCTTGAAGAAATTACACATCCGGGCCAATGGTGAACCTACACCGAAATATCCGTCTGCCAGGTTATCCCGTGTTATCGCTTCCAGTGTAAGAGTCGGTTTACTTCCCTCGCCTACAATCCCATCGCCTATGATTAATACTTTATGCGGATTTGCGACAAGGCCCTGCAAAGCCCGGCTATTATCAATTTCTGCAAAAACTCCCGGAGTCCTGATTGTATCAGGTATATTATTAAATGTTATCATTTCTTTTTACCTCCCGGTTTAAATTCCTTATTTTCATATACCGGCTCATGTAATTTTACCCCGGTTTCTTCTTTCTGAATTACCGCACCTTGCATTATTTGCCGTCTCCAATACCTGCTATAAGGCACCCGTGAAAATTTATTTTCTGGCAATGCCTGTTTGGTATTAGGAATCCGTACAATTAATCCAGGTTGTGGCTTTACTTCAATTTCTTTCATATTACCTCCAATTACATAGTTTTAATTCTATATTCTCCCGTTCCTCCCGCACGATCTATACAATTAATTATTTTTTCAAAATTGGTATTTAATAATTTTAATTCTTTTAAAATTTCATTTTGTATTTTTTTCCTCCAAAATATTTTTTCAATTATTTTTTTTATAATCATAATTACCTCCTGTCCTCATCATATATATCAAACGCTGTCGAAAAAGCGCCACTAAATGCCCCGGCTCTTGGATCATCGGTCAAATCAATCCATTGTGCCATGTCCGGTATAGCTACATCCGGAAATCCATCAGGCAACGGCAAATCACCTGTATGTGGTAATTCAGCACTCGGGGCTAATATGTAATTAGCATATATCGTATCAAAGCTTGTAGGTACTTCCGTGTCATCAACCTCAAATGTTTGCAATCCTTCATCTCCTAATATTGCTTTGTACTCAAATTCAAATTGATACCATATATACCCATTATTGATTGCTTTCAAAGAACCGCCTACATAATATATGACTGATTCTGCTTCCGAAATGGATTTATTAAGAAAAACCCCAAACAATTCATTTCTTATATTATGCAGCCTATCATATGCTATTATACCAAGTCTATCCTTGTCTGTCGAGTCATTTCTTAATGCGACAACTATGCCAAACCGTTCTGTCAATACCTGATTGATAGACCCGGAATATTGATTCCGGTCTGCCCGGTCAATAAGAGGAATGACAAAAGCGCTATCAAAATTAAGAGTACCCCGTATAGCAGTTTCAAGTTCCGCAGCCCCGGCAACGTAGTTTCCGAACGTTGTTTCACCTGCTCTTAATAATGTAGCAAGATAGCCTATTCTCACTTTTCGCTCCTAAAATCTACAAGAGATACTCCTTTGATAACTCTATTTTTAAGTGGTATATTTGTTTCTTCATCACTGTCAATAATCACAGCAAACCTTTTTTTACACAAAAAATCTGTAATAGTAGCCATTATTGAAATGAGAGATATACTTTTATTATTTTCCCCTGCAAGACCTAATTCAGGATATTCCTTTTCAAGATTTAATAAATCATCTTCTTTATCAGGAAACCTTATTAACTTATTCCATTCGCCATATGTAATTGGTCTTATCTGAAAAAGTTTATTTAAACAATCAATTAGTCTTTCTTCATTTTTCATAACCGCTCAATCCCTCCAATTATTCGATTCATTACACCATTCTCAATATCTTCCTCTACCGTATCAATCGCCGGATCCATCCACGGTCTGGCTGCCATTTTCCGAGTTCCTTTTTCCAGGAATTCTGGATAAGGTGGTGTTGTGATTCTCGATCCCATAATTACAGTTCCATCCGATAATATTTCCGGAATGAGTGAACCAACAAGATCGCCTCTGTCTATAGCAGGGGGCCAGCCAGGGGCTGACGGCCTGTGTCTTACAGTTCCCCTTGTATATACCCGGTCACTTCTTCTAACTGTATTTTGCATACTTACAATCGCATTATTCCGTATCTCAATAGCCACGTCAAAAAGTCCCTTTGTTGCTTCATCCGGGATGATACGACGCATCATGCTTATTTTCCGATTTGTTTCATTTAACCCTTTAACTTCAACACCTATCATTCATTCCCTCCGGTTCCATGTTCTTCAACTTCTCTTAATCGGATTACCAGGTATTCGCTATTCCGTTCATCCAGTTTAGTTCCGGCCACCCGGAATAATCGGCCTTTATAACTTTCCCCGGCTTCTATGAAACAATACCAATCACTCTTGATCGGGTTAATATCCGGGATTGAATTAAATGCTCCTGAAAACGCAGAACTAAACGCAGTTCCCAATCTATCAACAGATGATTTCCTTACTACAATTTCCAGGGTATATTCATCTTTTATCTGCTCATTTCTTACAGCTTCAATATATTTTGAAACATTCTTTACCTCTGCCCAACATGATGTCAATTCCGTGTAACTTCGGTCAAAACCGCCATTATTGTTTGGGGTATCAACACCTTGTTGAAATTGAACTCTATTTTTAAGTTTCGGGGCCATGTATGTCATCGTTTCAAGTTCCAATCCGGCATAAGCAATGCCCGCACACGCTGTGGTGCTGATTTGATATCTGCCCGGCCTTCATATAGATCTGTAGCCCATACCATGATTGCTGATTTCACATTATCCGAGATATCATCCCTGCTATTTCCGAAGCCGGCTTTATAATCAATTCGATAACCTCCATATATCCTGTCATCGTTTATGGGCGGACTTTGTCCATCTTTTATACACAATCTTCCCGGAATTGTATTTGCGTCGACATAATAGTTGTCAGAATCATATTCCTCTGTTGTATCATCTTCATATACATAATACACACCTGTTACTGAAATTAAAGGGGGATAAGGCAATTCAATTATATAAGAATTCCATTCATCCATAGTCAACCGGATCGTCTGCTCAATCAATTTTTTTGACATATACCGCTCAACCTGTTTACGTGCAGCTACAATAAACCCGGAAATAAGCGTATCCTCATAACTATGATCTATCCTGGCAAATTCTTTTATTTCTGCCACAGTAACCGGTTCGATAGATGGCTCTGTTATAATCTTGATTTTGCGATTGCCTTTAATGTCAAGAATAGGTTGATTTATCATTTATTTTTTCTTCGCCTTTTTCTTTTCTTCTTTCACTTCTTTTATTTCTTCTGTTTGCACCACTGGATTACTTATTTTTTTCGCAATTTTTGCCTTGACCAACATTTCTCCTAATTCTTTTTTTACTTCGTGTGTACTTCCTTTACCCCATAACTGTATATTTATTCCGTCCGGGGCAACTGGTTTACTTGTTAACATTTCAATTTTCATATAGCCCTCCAAATAGGGGCCCTCTGGGGCCCCTTAATTATGCTCTTCTTTCAGTTACATTATCAACGGAGTCAATTTCTACAACAGCCCAATCGCCTGAATCTAATGCTCTTAGTTTCACTCTCGCAAAACTTCCCGCTGATTGTCTCATGCTGATTGATGATAATGCAGATGCGCCTGCCGAATGATGTAACCCAATTACATTCACCCCGGATATGCCGGATGCATGTCCAGAACAGTATATAATCACAGATGCAACTGATCCGGCCATTAGTACAAGATTAAGTTCTTGTCCTGAATAAGCACTTGCCAATCGTGCTGAAAGATTTGTACCGGCATCACTCGCTTCTATTCTGATTGTTCCATAACCGGACGGCAATACAGGAGGTGCACTTCCTCCATGATCAGACAATGTAGTTCCTGCTGTTGAATAATTTGTAATCGTATATACTTTTGTTTGTTGTGCGAGTGATCGTAATATTCCGCCTGGAAATTCTTCATCAAAAAAGTTGAAATATCCATCTTCTCGCATGAAAAATCTTTCAGCCTCTTTTTCTATACCAATTTTTGTTTGATAATTACTACTTGTTTCTGCCATACATCACCTCACTTAACCTGGTTCAGTAACGGGCCAATTGTTGGGGTATCCGAGTATGGCTGTGGCTCCAATGTATGTTGATCCAGCATCCGCAGTTCCATGTGATTCAACGAAAAGTTTCACATATCGTTGTGTTCCAATATAGCCAACATAAAATGTTGTAGATTCCAAGTCCGCAACCGATGTACCGGATATAGAAAAATCGAACACAATCCCGGATGTTAAAGCATCTCCAAATGAATAAGCACTATGTATGATATCCTCTGCACTCACATTGATGTAAGTGGATGGTCCTACTCCTGAATCTTCTGCGTGCATCATCCTGATTACAACAAGACTGGTAGCCTGTGATACATCTACATCTCCGGTTTCGATTGCAAAGGTAAGTCCTTCAAATCCCTGGGTATCAATAGACGGTCCTGATATTTCACCACCTGCCGGAAAAGTACCGCTATGATAAATCAACGGAGGTAATGCCTGTAAAAATCTAAAATTTGAATATATATCTCTTTTCATCTCTACCTCCCTTAAGTACTTATGATACCAATTTTCATAGCCTGGAAATCTGTAATGTCCCCGCCCACACGTTTTCGAGTATAAAACTCAATAAACGGTTTATTTGTAAGCGGGTCCCGAATTACTGATATACCCAGTCTATCAACAATCGTATAAGCCCGTCTAAAATCTGCATATACTACCGCAAGAGCATTTGCAGCAACAGCAGGCATAGATGTTGACATACGAACTGGCCGGTTCAGAATAGTACTATACTGATCAGCAGCAAGCCCGGGACTCCAAATATATTCACCGGTCCCAGTGGTAAGTTTCAAGGTATCACGCAGGGTTGTGCGATTCATTAACCATGTGCCGGCTTCTATTAATTCCTCAAGCATCGAAAACTTAACGTCAATATAGCCGTCTGCCGTAACAGCAGCAGCAGCACCCATAGCTATCCGTTCAATAGCTCCAAACTGATCTGTCCCTGCTGTGGTATAATTGGGATAAGTAAGAAAACCACGAGGCCTCTTAATCCCGTTTCCAGAAACAAAAGCAGCACCTTCGCCACGTGCGAATCTATCTGCTACCCGGTCACCAATCCAATTTTCAATGTTAATCCCTGAATCCTCAACAAGTATTTGTGTTGCAAAAGGATTTGCATACATCTCATGAACCGGTATTCGAATTTTTTTCAAATCGCCGTGTTCGGTCTCTGACCGACTTTCAGTTTCACCTACCCATCCAAATCCAAAATCACCCCAAGATACAAGTATTTCGTATGCATCGCTGGTTGAAATAGTTTCGATATTAGCAAGCTGCCGAATTGGATCCATCTCAAACATTCTTTGAAGCATCCGGTTTGACATCGTAGGGGTTACTGTATATCCTCCATGCGGGTCCATTCCAACTGTAAGGGCCTTAATTGAATCACTCATTGTGTTGAATCTTTTATCAGGAGTTCTCAGGTAGATTTCAAACGCTTTTTTATATTCCTCAACGGCTTCTTTATTGTATTCGAAATTTTGCATAGTCTGAAATTTGGTGTCCTGATTCCTGGCTGATAAACATTCAAGATAAAACTGTTTAATCAGTTTTTCATCCTGCTCTGAATTCTGACCAACAGCTTTTCCATGTTGCTGAATATAAGCTTCGAATTCATCAAGCCGTTTCTTTGTTGCTTCAACAAACTCGGCTGATTGCTTGTCAAGTGCTGTCTGTTTGACTGTGATGTCCTCGATAAACTTTTTAAGCTGTGTATCATTATCAGTTCCATCCCGGTCAATCTTATCCTGCAATTTTTTCACATCTTCTCTTAAACCGGTATAGGTTGCTTTCGTATTATCACCAAACCGCTTCAATTCCCGTACTACAGCTTTGACAACTTCTTTCTCATCAGAATTATTTATAAGATCATTAACTTCTTGATCTGTAAATATAGTATCACTCATAAATGAGTTTTCCTTTCTGTTATTCTAAATTACAAACAAACTTCCCGCTTGCCTGTTCAAAATTACCTCCTTTTGATTTGCAATGACTCCGTGCAGATGAAGCCTCCCAAATATCCTTCGGATATCTGATAGCCTGCAATTCTGACTTGTTAGCTGCTAAAATCCCATAAATAAAATCAATCCGTTTTCCATCTACTGTTGCTGCATTATTTTGTCTACGAAATTTTTTGTATTTCCCTGGATCCTGCAACCTGCATGAATGCTCATTTGCATAGGGTTTCATTTCTTCCCATGTATACTCTTTTCCGCTTCCCGCAGAATTAAGTATATGTGTTAATAGAAGGTCTGCATTAACACTTTGTATAGTTTTCAGCAAATCCTTTAAGTTTCCTTCACCGGCCAGTCTCAATTTAGGTTTGCAAAGCGCAACCACGTATTGAGCTTCCGATTTTGACAACCCTGCATCCCGCAAGGCTCTTTCAAGTTCTCTCTCAGTTTTTGCTGTCTTTATAGCTGTTTTAACATTTGTTATTCCTGCCCGTGGATTCATGGCAAAGGTAACAAATGAATATTCATATAATCCGAGTTTTTTTAAATATCTACTAACTTTATTTTTGTCTTCATCATTTCTTCTGAAATCATATATTTTATAACCTATTGAATGTCCGTCAATAGCGCCCATCTTTGCCCAAATAAAGGCATCGTGGCCGTCCTGCGTTTCCATTCCCAATTGTGTTTTTACAAATAATCCCCGTTTGTCCTCTTTCATCTCCAAGGGAATCCCGATAGGTTTCATATGCTGATGTTGCCATAAAACTTTTATACCATTTCCATGTACACCACCATTTTTAATTGTTTCAAGAAAAGCCCCTGGTTCTATAACGTCCCCGCCCAAATCAGGTTTTTTATGAAAAGTTGCTGCATATCCAGTTACAATTCCCTCTTCAAGTATTTTAATTTCACAATCTGCTAAAGCTACATCTTTCACGCTATATGGTAAATCCTCAACAGGAATAAATATCTGTCTTAAATCACTCATGCAACCAACCTCCTTGTGTGGAAAAGTTCTGCACACCGGCAATGTATTACATTCCATGCACTTCCGGCTGGATCCCCTGGGTACCGCATAGGTTCCCCGGTCATCATATACATTTCATTCATGCCTACCCGTTCCCCATCTGCGTCCATATGTTCTTGCCGTGTCCTTATATCCATAGCTGCAAGCCATTCTTTCTCATCAATAGTTCCCAAAGCCCGCACTGATTCATGTATTGCCGTATTAGTTCCGGTGTGTACTTCTGTTCGTGATATCTTAGCAGCCCGGTACATGGTCAGTATTTCCGTTTTTTCCAGAATATCTTTTCCTATTTCCCGGTAGCTTAATCCGTTTTCTTCACCAAGTTTTATTAATCTTTTCAGGATATTTTTTGTAGTCAGGCTTATTTGTACCACTTTTTCGGCTGCATACCGCCTTATCCATCCGAAAAAGAAGGTCCAGAATACCGTATCAACTGCTTTTTGATTTACCCGGTCCTGTACATCTTCATTATACACGGCCCCGAGTCTCTGAAATTCTTCTACATATATTAAATACATTTCCGGGTTATGGTCATCAATAGTCCAGTCTATCTCATTTAGCTGGTTTTCTTCTATATTCCTGGCGGCAGCCCGGTATTGTTTTTTTAGGGATGCAAAAATACGCCTGTACATATTGCGTTCAAAGTTAATTAATCCTTGATTGTATTCTCTCCAGTACTGTCGACGTGCTTTATTTGCAATTATATTCAACATTTGTATAGTAGTTTATACCTTTCCTGTAATAAATGCAAGTACTTTTTCCTTTCTAAGTTTTTCCTTCTATACCCATTAATACCCGGGCCTGCTTATCATCCATATTCAGTATTTTTCCGGCCTGTCCAGGTTCCGGCTCTTGCGGGACCGGCTCCCCACCCAGTGGTAGCATATTTGCGGGTACAAGTAATACATCGCCCCCAGGAACCGGATCTTTTCCTACCATTTCTCGCTTTTCGTTTATGGTAAGAAAATTACTCTCTTCCGCCCGTTTCCATAACATAGTCTGTTTTTCTGCCAAGGCAGGGACGTTATCGGTATCATAGTCTATCATCAGCCCGGATTCATCTGTTTTGAAAAGCCAATTATTCAATTCACCTCTCAATAAATTAAGTGTAAACAGATTTGTCTCTTCCCAAAGTGCTTGTCTGGCTTCCTTATAATTGCTATAAGTATTATCACCCGGTATTCCTACCAATTGCGGCGGCATACCAAAAGCGAAACATGTAGACCTGGCCGTTTGTCTCCAGCCTTCGATAAAATCGATTTCTTTCGGATTCCATGCATAAGGTTTTACATCAACCGCATTCTCTGATTCAAGCACCAAAGATTTCCCGGCATTATCCGCACCCTCAAAATCTCGGATATTTTCCACAACCTTATCGTAATCATCTTCGCTTAGAATCCCGTTGAATAAATAAATAAGCCCTATCCGGGCCTCATTCTGCAATAACCGCATATTCCATTTTGTCGCTTCGTTATTTGTGTCTATTGACATGCTACCGGGTTCTACCGGAGAAAGGCCGTATAACTCATCTACTGGATTGAACCATTTTATTTGCAGGATTTCTGATTCCCCTGTTATTGGATCCACAGGATAAATTATTTCATTCCCAAAGCTTTTCGTATATTTATATCCTGTAATAACACCATTATCATTACATATTATTGACATTTTATCTGGCCGCATTACATGCAATTCAAGGGGAATTCCCTTGTCTTCACCTGTCTGCCTTAATACTTGCCGGGGATATGTATTGCCTGCTATTTCCCAGAAAGATATAGTTTTCATCATAAGAAATCCAAATGAATCCTCATGATTTGGTCGTTTTATAAGATGGTCGTAAGGTGTCCCGGTTACTTTTTCCTTTTTTCCGTTTACTTCCCGTTTAATACTCCATTCAACTTGCGCCCCGGATTTCGCTATCTCATATATACATCGAAAAGCTATTACATTTTTTATGTAGGCTTCCTTAGCAAAGTTTTCATAATCCTTACCAGACCACTTTACCTGTCCCATCTTTGTAGTAGCAACCCCAGAGTATTGTTTTTTTAATACTGGCTCTTTTTTTCGGAACCAATCAAGAAAACCCATATTCACCTTCTACTTTTACCCATTTTGATTTTACAATATTATAATTCTTATCAATTTCACATTCAAATGTGTAAACAGGTATTTTATCACCTTCTTTAATTGCCTCAAAATGTATTGAATATCCTGCATATTCTATTTGTTTATTATGATAAAAACTTTTTGCATGGGTTATTATAACATCTTTGAAAATTGCATTTATTCTCTTTCTTGAAATATTTTCCAATAAAGTCTGTGTAATCTTAAATATTCCAATTCTATTTTCTTTTACTAAAAAAGTTAGATATTTTTCCATCATTCAATCACCGACCATCCATCTACAATCATATTCCAGTTTGTATTTGTCCCAGATAACGTCATAGAAAACAGTATCCGGTCATAAGCTCCTAAATATATTTGACTTCCTTCCGCCCTGTATATTGCTGCAAAGGAAGTGCTAAGGTTTCCCGTAGAAAAGAATTTCAATACAAACGAAAACTGCGAATATACAAGATACCAATGCATATATTCTACACTCGGATGAGCAGCAGACATTATAAATATCACAGCGTTTAGAATGAATGGCACTCCTAAACTAAGGTAATCGCTCATCCCGCTTGCACCCCGGTAATATACCTGGTAGTGCTTGCGTTTTGCTACCGGTAACGTTCTATTTTCAAGCCAACTCATAATCCCTCCTTAATCATGTATAACAGATTTTTCTATACGCAAATCATAAGTCACAGATTTATCCACGTCAACATCTGCTGTTATGATAATCTTAAGTTCCATTTTGTAAGTTGTGTCTCCGGTCAATCCATCCGTGTCCGTAGCACTAAGATTTACCCGGACAATTCCCACGGCTGCTTGTGATGTGTCGAAATCTACCGTTGTCTTTTCAATAAGATAAGCCACATCATCTATATCAGCTTTTATTCCGAGTTTGAAAGTTGCTGCGGACAGGTCTATTACATCATTATCCCGGGTAATCGTAAATTGCAACCATTTACCTTCACCTTTTTTTATCGTTATATCTGCCATGTTATTCTCCTATATCCACGTCTATGTTGATTACATCCAGGCTTATTTCAATATTGTCATCTGAAATTTTAATGGCTATTTCATTATCATCCACAGCTAAATTCATAGTCATGGTAATTTCGTTATCTATGCCAAAATCTACGCCTACGCTATCGTCTGTCATGCCCTCCGGTCCATATCCTTCGCTTACTATAAAACTCAATTACGTTCCTTTTTAAACACATTCCGATTTGTCGGATTTCCGTTGATGTCCTTAAATATAAAGGTCCGCAAAGCTGTTACTTGATCATCATCATAGTCAGTAAATATATTATTACTTCCATCCAGTTCCCCGGTATTCGTAATTTTTTTTCGTACCATTTCCACGTCACCGCCTATATTGTCAGCATATTGATACCGGTCAAGATTATTTAAAGCTCCCCCTCCATCCACGGTAATTGCATATTTTTTTAACTCATTATACCCGGTAAAATTATATGTATAACAATGAGTCATAGTAGTTAATGCAGACATAGTAGCTCCATTCACTACCAGACTATCCGCTTCTATATCTACAATATCCACGGTTGGTGATAATCCGATTTTCGGCGCTCCCTGCTCTGTAAAGAATGACACTATCAACATTTCATTCCTTTAATCGTTTTTATATCAGATTCTACCTTTTTTAATCGGGTTTGTAAATCAGTTTTTTCCTTTTCAAGCTTTTTCAGAACTTCTTCTTTTTTCATGGGGATAGGAAACGACTGATCTTTTCCAGCCTTTATTATGACTACAACGCAAAAATTACCTTCAATCATTTTGTATTCTTCAATAATTTCCTTCCCGAGTAATTGCGCTGCTTGTATCTGTTGATTTATTCCGCTCATTTTATTCGGCGTATATCCTTTCCATATTCATTGGTAATAACGGCATTTCCTTCATAATAATTTCTAAATTGTTTTATCGCCGTGATTGCATCTTCTATGTTTGTAGCGCTGAAACCATAACTATTTTCTATATCCTGCGTTACCTCATCTAAAGCGTTGTCTTTTTCAGTATCAAATTCCTCATCAAAACATTTCTCAAGACACATACCTTCATACCATAATGCTTCCATTTTATTAACAAATAAAGATAATTTTGTAATAAAGCTTGTTTGCCTCATCTGTAAAGCCATATTTCCTCCTATGCAGCGATTAAACCTAAGTTTTTTAGATGTCTTACTATATCCCCTATCGTATATGCTATTGCTCCGACACCCCCAGTAAAAGTTGAATCCACTTGTATATTTGCTCCTACACCTCCGGTATGTCCGGCTGTTTGCCCAGTACTGGAAGGCTGTACGATAGGTATTGAATTATAGAAAGCTAATTTCTGATTTGTCGCTGTCCCTATTTTTGTTCCGGTTGCTGTGTTAAATGCCATATTCACCGCATCTGAAAAAGTCAATAAGGTTGAAGTAAAATTATAATATGTTACCCCGGCAAAAATCAGATTGATGTCTGTCAGCGTAGTACAGGTGACATCAAATGTAGGAAAATCATTCCCGCCACTTCCAATATTAAGCGTTGTGATATTTGTAGTTTGTGAAAAATCCCGGACGACCAATTCAGCAATAGCCCCTCTTACACCCATTTCTAACCAGGCGGTTGCACCTATATTACCATTATTGTACACATTTACATAACCAGCATTACCTGTTCCATTTGGAAATATTCCCAAACACATTGGTAGATTGGTCGTTGTGGAAAACACTGTTATATAATCAAACCAATTAAGTCCAAAAAAATTAGGATATCCAGTCCATGATGAAGTGCCCGCTCCTTCTATACCAATACTGAACCCATTTGTAATCACTGTCGCATTTAAAAATGGAGTTTGGAGCCTATCCACAGCTAAGACTGTTCCATCATTTTCGATAGTCAATTTATTTACACTGCCGATTCTAAAATCTATCGACCGCCTAAAATCGCTTACCGGAATTTGATTATCAAATATCAGTGTTTTCGCAAAGGTTTCCGTCCCTGATATCCTGCGTAGTTCAAGCCCGTATTCAATATCATTCCAACCGCCAAAGCTAGATACAAAACCATATGTGGCTATCCCATTATAAGCCTGGAAAATAACATCATTGGTTGTCCCGGCTGCAAAAACATCCGGTCTGCCCGGATCTAATACAAGAAAATTTCTGCATGTACCTAATGAACTTGAAATATCATTCATCTTGAAAGTAAACGTCCCACCTTGATTTTGATCACCTCCGAACTGGCCACCACCACAATTGAAAGTGTAATTAGTAGGCCCACCCCCGGACTGAACCCCTTCGCATAAAGCAACATTCCCGCCGTTATTACTTAAGTAAAGGGTTCTCCAGAAAAGAGATGAGCTGCCCAGGTCATATAAAGCTTTTGTTGTAGGTATTATATGATTTGACATATCTAATTGTCCGGTTACCGGGTCATTTGAAGCATCAAGTTTTAAATAAGTTGTGGGTATATTGCCGAAATCTACATATTCAGCAGCCGTAAAATGATAGTATTGTCCGGCCTGCCCCCCTTGCAGATTGTTTAATAGGTTATGATCGATAAGTGATTCATCTATCCAGGTTCCCCTGGGTTGGGTGAATATAGGCATTTCTTAGAGTATAGCATTATTTATAAAATATTGCAAGGATTTTTTACTTTTACTGATATTTATGAATCTTCTATTGATATTTCTCGAAATTCAGTATTAAACGGGACAAACATAGATTGTAAAAATCCTATTTGACTATGATCTTCACCACGCATTGCTCTATCATAAATCCATCCACCTGGAACTCGTGTTACGTATAATTCATCTGAAAAACTTAAACATTCATGCAAATCCATATTATAAATATACTCTGCATGTTCTTTCGGATCATATTTGCCTTTTTCCATTTCCTTCTCTTTTCAAATAAGCCCCCTGTTGGTGTGTGTAAGATGTGCCTTCTCCTAGGAGGATAAGGTGACAGGGGGCTATGGTTTTAACCAAATATAGATTTAAACATTCTTTTTAAAAATCCTTTTTTCTTAAATTTATCAGGATTTACAAATTTGCTTGTTGCCATAAAAATATTAGCACTTGCTCTTCTTCTCATAACGCCTTCTTGTTTTTCAATTTCTTTTTTATAATAAGGCGAGTTAATAGGTTCTCCTGCTTCAAACAATGTACAATCATTATTTTTATTTATCTCAAAACAATTATCTGAATTATATTTTTTTCCTTTTGGAGCTTTTGGGTGCCTACATGTATGAAAAACAATATCATGCGCCCAATCACTATAATTAGAATAATCATAATGTTTACAATTTCTACATAATTTTTGCTTTGTAGTTTCCATATATTTTCCTTTGAGTTAGATTTTTCTGGTTATTTCACACACCATACCTAATAGTACTAAATTCCCCGGTAAATGTCAAGCCTTTTTCCCGTGTCTCCGATTCTCTGCCTCTATTATCTTATCTAACACGCTGCCCTCATACTTTTTTTTCTTCACTGTGGATGCCCTGGCCCGGCCAAATCCCTTTGACCATAACCATTCTGTAGCATATCGCATCCCCGCAATACAATCATCAAATAATTCTACAAATTCATCGATAGGAGTTCCATCTGAATTCTCTCTATATTTGAATAACTGTAATTCCCTGGCTGTATTTGGTGCTTTTGTTCTATGCACATGAATTCTTTTACTTCTAAGATAATCAATTCCGGTTTTCAAAGAACCCTTCCCCTTTTTCGCCGGGTAAACCCTATATCCTTGTTTTTTCCATTCTGTTATCCGGTCCGGTTCTGCACTATCAGCAGTAATCCTGTTTTTCTTACTGAACCAAGGCGTATTATTCACTACATGGATAAACTCAGGATTCGTATGTTTAAGCAAATATACTTCATTCCATATATAAATTTCCCCATCATAAAACCCCACAGGAATTAAAGTGTTAGCATGATTAAACCCGTAATCTTGACCATAGCAATTATTCTGCAATTCCTTAACCGTGAAATCAAACTCTTCAATCACATAATTATGAAATACCAGATTCCCGAGTACCCCCCATTCACCTAAACCATATACCTTCCAATAAGTCGGATCCTCTTGTTTTATCCGTTCGATTTCTTCTATATCCTCCTGTTCAAGAAAGGGATTATCTTTATAAGTCGTCTTCAAAATACTGCATTTATCTAATGGTAACGGTATGTCAAAAAAGTATTTCTTAGCCCAATGCAATGCCGATATAGGATTAAAAGTCAAAGTTATTTGTTTAGGAACTCTTGCCTCTCCCCTTAATCTAAGTTTTATCTGATTAAAATCATCATATGTAAACTCGGTTGCCTCTTCCATCCTGATATCAGTGACCGGCCCTGTCTCAAAGGTTATTGACTTGATCTTCTCGGGATTATCCAAGCCCTTGAAAATCATATTATTTCCGGTAATTAAACATTTTAATCGTTGTTCGGTTTCATTTTTTTTAAAATATGGCCAGAGATTCCAGTCTGTTATTATTTTCTTCACATCCGCAAAAGTAGAATCTTTTGAAGTTCTGTCAACTTTTCTAAGAATAAGATAATTATGCCCCTGTTCACTTATACACCGAAAAACATCTCTTTGAGCTGCAAAATAACTTTTTCCAGATGAAGCCCCACCATAAAATACATTATACCGTTTATAATCATCAAGATAAGACCGATAAACAGGACATATTACATCTTCGTGGAAATGTATAGTTTTTGTCATTCTTCATCTTCGGCCTTTATTCTTTTTATAATTATTTCTCCACCATGCTCTAAATTTGCATCTATTTGTTGCTTAGGCAGCCCATCCATTCTGTCATACAAATACTTTATTGCCGGGAAATATCTCTGCCGTAAAGCCATTTCCCACATAATAATAGCAAGTGCATCTTTTCTGGAATACTTTTTCCCATCTATTTCTACAACCCGCTTTTTCCCGAACTTTTTTAATGCTGCCGTGAGAGTTTGATCTTTCTTTGCCCGCCCTTTCGGATTACCTGATTGCCCAGGTTTCCAGGATGTCTTACTTTGTGCCATAAGCCCTGCTTTTACCCTGTTTTACAGGGTTATGTTGAAAGTCAATTGTATCGGAATAATCATTTTCAAATATTTCCGATTCTATAATTGCTTTATATAATATATCAAGATTTTTATTATTTCGCAAATTCCAGAATATGCTAAATTGTTTTCTATCTATAGAATTTGTCATACCTGTTCTCCATAAAGCATGAGCAGGATATTTTATAGGTCGTGTTCTTAAAGGTTTTAATCTAAATCTATTATTATAATAAATCTTATTTATATCATCCTGATTCATATATTTTAACAAATCAATATTATATCTTTTTTTATAAATTGGAGTAAACATCTGATATTCAAGATTTGTAAATTTGAAATAGATTCCCCATCCATACGCTAAATCAGGAATGTTATTAATCAATTCTTCCCATTCTTCTTTAGAATCTAATCCACAAATACAAAAAAATTGAATCCTTACCTTTTCCTTACATGCTTTGACAACTGCATAATACAATTCCTCATTTGTAAAAAACTTCCCAGTCAATTTTCTATTTTTCTCAGTTGCAAATTCAAGCCCAATCCTGTAATAATTACAATAATGATTTCTTATTCTTATAAAATCACGTAGCTTTATAGATTTTCTGCTTTCTTTAATATCTTCCATCCCAATATTATCATTTGAGACAATAGATACTCTTTTTAATTCTACAGCTTTTTCAATATTCAATATACGATTTTTCTGATATTTATTTGTCCAGGATGTTAAACAAAATGCACATTTATTCTTACATCCTA